GATTTATTAAATTTTTTAACCACCCCCCCAGGTCAAAATGATACCCCCTCCCCCTGTCAGGATGACGTGGCAATAAAGAATAAGAAGTCACAAATTAAAAAAACAAAAAGATCAGTTTCCGGCGGTGCCGGAACGACCCGACTCAAAAAATTGACTTCATGGATCGCTGAGGCAAAAGCAAAGGCTGACAATCTGCGGTTATCCAAAAAACGCGCTCAAAAACATGAGTTCAAGCAGAAAGTAGAGGCGGCAGCGCGGAAATATGCTTACCTGAAGAACAAGCGTTCTCCTGATATTGGCGGGGCATCAAACTTCGATAATCTGCCGCATTGCATGACGGTGAACGAAGCTCTTAATGCGGTTTTAGCCAAAAATAAAGATAACGAACAATGGGGTATACCGGCAGGATTCAGAGGGTGATAGATTGCTCTAATCTGGAGTCACCTGGCGTTTTCAGTTTGAGGTCGGAGATGCAATCTGATTTTTTACAGTTAGCGATCGCTTTTGCAGGATATGTTTGTATTGGCTTCTGTGTATACATGATCAGCCGAAAAATGCTTGTCGATATCGACCGCAAAGAACGAGCAGAGGAGATCTTAGTATGGATTTTCTTTGGCGCGGTCTGGCCATTAGGGATCATGTTTGCTGCAACATTTCTTCTGATGTGGATATTCACCCTTCCAGGTGATTTCTATAGAAAAAAAGCCAGACATTGATACAATCGTTGCGGGTGCTTGAGGCTATCTGCTTCAGGCATTACCCGAAAAGCAGATAGAAGAAAGCCCCAGATAACATTACGCGTCCTGCAAGACGCTTAACATTAATCTGAGGCCATATCTATGCTTAGCATACGTAGATTAGCCTCTTACCGACCAAAAGGTCAAGGAGAAGCAGGCTATGAAGCAGCAAAAAGCGATGTTAATCGCTCTGATCGTCATCTGTTTAACCGTCATTGTGACGGCACTGGTAACGAGGAAAGACCTCTGCGAGGTACGAATCCGAACCGGCCAGACGGAGGTCACTGTCTTCACAGCCTACGAATCTGAAAGGTAAGAGACCTGGCGGGGAGAGATCCCCGCCACTCTTCGTGTGTCAGGTATCCTCAATGCACCCTTTCCTCTCCAAATAAAAAAGCTCCCGAAGGAGCTTTAAAATACAAGGGATGACTCTTAATCCCACTCAATCCAGTTGTAGACGATACGAAGTGACGGGCGCACAGCGGCAGTCACATCTTCGGTACTAAAGTCGATTGCATCACTGTAGATTTTGCAGTCCAACATTTCAATTGTTGTAGCAGCTTTTGTCACAGCGTTAACCCCGGAAGATTTGGATTCAGGGGTAGCAGCCATCGTGATATCAACATAGTCCTTCGCCGCAATGCGATCCTTAATGAACTGAAGAATATCGCCTTCGATAGTCTCCACGCACTGGACCTGGATTTCCCCAGAGTTTCGAATTGGTCCGTGCTGGTTGAACTTCACACCATTCGGACCATAGTCCTCCACATCCTCGCGAGTCATTTCAGGGATTTGCGACGTACGAACAAGTACACTGATATCTTCATAGCCTGCAAAAGTGAGCTGGAATTCAGAAGATACCAGTCGTTCGCCTTTGGCCGCGTTGGCAGTATAGCGGCCCTTAATAAATTTACGGTTTCCCTTAGTGTTATTGTGCCCCATATAAAATCCTTTTACTGGAACGCCCGAACAATATCGGAGCTGTTATATATCGAAGAACCGGTCAACTGGAGGTTGACGGTGTTTTTCAGGAAATGCCCATTGCTGTCCCTGGGCGCATCGAGATCGAAACTTATGTCCTGGATAGCGACATCAATGATGTTGATCCGGCGACCAATGTTTAGCGTCACACGCTCCGGGATTCGACCACCAATACTGGCATCTTTAAGTTCCGGGCTAATCATCGCTGACAATGCGGCGATAGCTCCTGAAACCTCCGTGAATGGGTCAAACAAAGCGATGAAAGTTACTGGCAGCGTGAACGTCGGCGGTGTTCCCCCCTCCCAAACCATTAAGCTGTTCCAACGGGCCACCGACGTTGTTTCAGTACCAACCTGCGCAAAACCACTGAAGGCACCAGCAACAGACCCCATGGACATACCGGTAAACGGCGCTTCCCAATTCTGGGCCATGTTCATTGCTGCCCCCTGGCTGATATATCCGGTAACCTGGTACTGAGAGTTCGTTAAAGTAACTTTCAGAAATGGCGATACACCATCAGCCTGGCTGTAAACCCCATAAGGTATAGGTGCCATTCAAGTTAAAGGCCGGAGTTCTCCGGCCTCCTCCTTTAGCCAAGGCGCTTACGGCGCAGTTTCATTGACTTTTTGCGGGCAAGTTTTGCCGCACCGGTCTGGGCTTTTCGACGCGCTTTTTTCAGCGCCGATTTTTGAGCCGCAGTCAGACGTTTTTTACGCAGGCGTTTACGGATGAGTTTGATCTCACCGTTACGAACAACCTTCTTAAATGCTTCAGTCAGCATTTCATCAGAAGTGCCAGCAACAACAAACGCCGCTTCCAGTTCGTCACGGTCGTCGCTATCTAAACCAGCGATAGAGGCACCAACATCAGCAGCTGCGTCGTCGTCTTCATCGTCAGCCAGTGCTTCGATCAGGTCATCATCTACACCGCATGCTGCGAGGAAGTCAGCAACATTTGCCCATGCTTCGTTATAGGCATCGTCCTGTTCTTCTGTAACTTCGGAGTCGTCGTCATCAGAGATACCAGCGATAGCCTGAACGAAACCATCAAGGGAGTCGAAAGTCAGATCACCGCTATCAGCCCAGGCGAAAACGGCGTCGGCCGCATCACTCAACGCATTCTGCATAGCACTTCGATTTGCAGCTTCCAGAATCATCTGGTGCGCCTGTTCAACGGTCCATTCTTTACCTTCTTTCCCTTCCAGGATTTGCCCAGGAGCCTGGTCAGGTGGAACGTTCTCGTTAATCTGTGCCGCCGGTTCCGGATTATTATTAATAACCGGATCTGTTGGCGGTTCGGCGCTTGCCCGGGCAGACTCCATCAGCTGCACAGGATCAGAGTTCAAAGCGAAACGGGACAGTCCATTCCCCAAAAATGCCCCGGATTGAAAAAAGTTTTTGCTCATTGTATTCCCTTACTTAATAAGCAGCGGTACGCCCTGGATACGACGGGCTACGCCAGTCGGGCAGCAGGCCCAGACTACTTCCCATTTATCGAATTCCGCCTGCGTAACTTTCAGCACATACGGTTCTGTACCGTCAGCATCAGGATCACGAGGAGCCACCAGAGCGCCGGAGGCGACAAAGCGATCTAAAAGTTTGGTCATCCCTTTAGTCAGGCCAGCCGCAGTAATACCGTCCGGGCTATGCTTCATCTGGCGGGCTAACTGGACAAAAAAACGGCTGATTGCATTCATCAGGGATGGGACGTGCTGGAAGTGCAGATAGTTATCCTGCGTGCAGCAAGTTAAAGCATCGTCGATGATCATCTGGCCAGAGGTGCCAACAGATACTTTATTGAGACGGCCCTTGACCATTGCTTCTTCGTCCGGGGTATCTTCCGGATACAGCGGTTGAATTGACGCACGAGCAATGACGGCACGTTCTTCACCAGCCGGTGAGTAATGCCAACCGCCGACATCAGAGTTTTTCTTGACGCCACGAGCTTTCGCCGCGTACGCCACGCCAGACAGACCAAAGACCACACGGGATTGGGTCCATTTGTCTTTGCAGGAGAACGGGTAGTGATAGACAGAACAGCTTACATAATCGGTACCAAGTAAACCGGTATCTTCAACAGCAGACAGCGCTTCCGTGTACGTCAATGTCGGTTTAACATCAAAGAAGCCATCAATCAGGCGATCAGAACAGATATTACCTAACGCAGTGATCGCCGCATTGTCATAGCAGCCCAGGCCAAGAACAGCGGTGTACATGTACGGGGCATTGTTCAGCACTTTCACCGCACGCAGGTACGCAGCAGTTGAGATTTTCGATTGATCACCGTTGGTACCACCGGTGAACGCCAACGATTTTTTGTTTGTTACTTTCGCTGTCGAAATCAGCTCTTCATTAACAACCGCGCGCAGATATTTAGAACGGGCTTCCAGAGCCGTAGGCAGATAACACAAGCGGCCCATGTCATCTTTCGCTTCTTCCGCCAAAGACACAGTGTGTGTCTCCAAGGTCGTTACCACACCGAGCGAAGTCGTCTGGGTCAGTTTTAAGAGGAAGCGTTCATTGCCCGCACTGTCCGCTGTTGCCGTTTCGATGGTTAACTCACGGGTAGGTGAAATACACGGATCACCATCATCAACGTAGATAGCAAAGGCTTCGCCGCTATCAAGTTCAATTTCAGAACCGTATGGCAACGCACTGTAAGCTGGTTCGCCTGATTCATCGAACATAATAATCGGGAATTTCGCATCATCCGGAACAGCACGAACAACATAACCAGACGTTTGCTGAATAGCTTCGTACACATGACGAATTGGTTCGAACTGTGAGCCGGAAGACGGTTTCAGCGGTTCGCCGAGAACATCTTCGTAATTGGACTCAGTAACAGCGAGAACAGTAAACGGCTTGCCACGCGCAAATACGCCAATACCAGCCCACAAGCTGCTATTTAATGCAACACCGGTAGATAACGTCGCATCGGCATTGATCGGGCTAACCGCGACGCCGGATGCATTACCTAATGACTGTTGAATTGAATATTGAGACATAACTTTCCCTGTTATGCGCCCCGCACGGGGGCGCTATGTTAAACGGAGAACTTCCCCTGATTACTCAGAGTCACCGGCATCAATCGTGTCGCCGCTTATGAAGTTAAGCCCGCCTTTTTTGGCCATTGTCAGCGTTACACGAGTGAAGTAATCAGCGCCGTTGCGTGGGTGCATATCGTTGATAGCCGAACCCCACAGTGTGGTACGGTTGACCAGCGCCGGAGTGGTCGGATGCTGGAACGGGATCGCCGGGACAGCATCACCAGTCACGAAGCCTGCTTTACCCGGATTTTCATCACGGACGTAGCACAGCACATCCATCGAGCTGAACTGAATGTTCTCTGTCGTTAAGTTCTTACAAATACCAGCAGGTACTTCGTACACTTTCACGTTACCGAACAGGGTACCGATGTAGTGAACATACGGAGTCTGGATATAGTCTTCGGCTGGCTGGAAGAAATCCTTCGGCAACTGTTTGAAGAAAGATGCTGCATCAGCACCAGCAAACATCCCCATCGCACCAGAAGATTTAACGCGCTCAATAATGTCGCGATATACAGTCTGGAATTTGCCACGAATGATGGTTGCCCATACATCAAAGGACTGGTTAACCGGCAGAGCGATGTCAAAGGTGTCGGTCGCAAGAGTGCGCCAGATCATGATGCGAAGACGCAGCATATCCTGTTCATGAGACAGGTATTCCTTCAGGGTGCGGAACTGTAGGGAACCCAGGTCCAGACCAAATTCACGCTGTGCTTCATACGCCGCCTGTACCGTGTGCTCAGCCGCGATAACGAACTGACTTGGGAACAGGGTGTATTTCTTCATTTCGTGGTTGATCAGCGGGATCAGCTCAGGAGCGGCTTCAATATTGATTTCCGTCTCAATTGCGATCTCAGTGCCTTTATCCGGCGCTTTGGAGAACGACAGGGCAATCTGACCAATGTTGTAGTTCAGAGAGCAGGTAACAGTGATTTGCTCACCAGCAGCATTAGTAAACGAGTGAAGTAGGCTGCCGGAACCGTTATCAACAACAGACTTAATACGGTTAACGTAGATGTTAGTGCGACCTTTTCGGATTGGTACATTCTGGCCTTCGAAGTCTTCCATCTTGAAGGTTGCGGTTTTGCTGGTGCCATCGGAGCTTGCCACCAGCACATAGCGGCGACGTAACTGGCTGTACACACCGACGGATTGCATGTCCAGAACATCACCAGCAGCATAAGAACCAAAAGAGGAACCTGCCACGTTAAAGACTTCATAGATGTCGGACTGGTCACGCGTAACCGGAATGAAGGTACACGCATCAGCGGTAGCTGCCCCCAACTGAACAGGCAGGATCATCGCGAGGAATAAAGGCAGACGCATAACACCGTCAGAAACGCTCATCATCTCTGCTGCGACGGATTCCAGCATCGCTTTATTAGTGGCATCCATGCTATTGCGGGTGGACTCAATCAGGCAGTTTTCCAGCGTCTGGTGGCAGGAGGCCAGAATTTCCGGACGCGGCATAGATTTATGTGCTGCGGCGTAGTCAGCCAGTGCACTTGCCCACGCTGTAGCGATTTGAGCGGTGGCATTATCAGAGATACCCGCAAAAACCGGGTCTTTACGTGCAGCTTCAAGGATAGATGCGGCACGCGCGGCATCATCTTTAATGAATTGGTTATCAGTACCGAACTGCGCAGTGCTTGCCCAGCCAAGCACAGCTTTAGAGCGTTTTGCGATATCTGCAATACGATTCTGGTATTCGCGTAAGTTACTCAATTTACTCTTCCTTAAACACAAGGCACTTGTGTGAATCCCTTTTCGGAAGAGATTTTATTGAAAGTCACTTGTTGACTTTCTCGTGACAAGCAATTTTTTTATTTTTTTCGGGAGGAGGGGAGGAAGGTAAAATCCAAGGTGAAATCGTGGCGATTTCACCTTGAAATTTTAGAAGTATTTACTTTAAAAACAGTAATTTAATGGTGAAATTTGAATGGCGAAAGTTTAAGGCTTCGGCTTTTTATCGAGGCTCTTTCTAAGGATATGCCCAATCATCCTGTCGAGTTCTTCCTGTAACTCTTTTGAGAGTCGATTAAACTCATAAGAAAATGCACGGCCTTTCACGCGCTTCCTTGCAAAGCGATCCTTGTCCTCAAATTTCCATAATTCAGTAACTACGGACTTATCTTTAGAACCTTTATCCGTGAGTAGTGAGGCTTCCTTTGTTATCAAGCGCAGGATTTTATTTTTAACTTCATCTTCGGCCATTTCTTCAATGGATAAGATGTCGTTTATTTCCGGGGATATGTTTTGAATAAGCTGATCAAACTCTAAATTCTTGTTCCCCATTTCGTCGCCAACAGCACAAAGCGTTTTGTAGTCCGAAAAGGTTAATTCCGACTGCACAGGGAAAAGGGCGACTAATTCTTCCGGAGCACTCGCTGCCTGGAGAGCACGTGTGACCTTCGCCTGAGATAGCCCTTCCTTGGCTGCAATATCCTTCTGACTCATCCCATCATTTTTCATTCGCATCAAACGCAGACCTATTTCTCGAATGCTGTGCTGCAATGCTGTCTGAACGTCTTTCGCTAAATTTTGCGCTTCCTGAACGCTGATCTCCTGGTCCGTGACTAAAACCCGCAACCCTACGTTCTCTAAGATGGCAGAAGCTCGACGCCGGGAACCATCCAAAATTTCAATTTTCCCTGTAGCCCGTCTAACACCTATTGCAGGGTAAAATTGCTGATGCTTAATAGTGCTTCGGATACTTTTTAATGATTTTGGCGTAAGAGATGCCTGGTCACGCCCGTTGTTATGCTGATCAACAAAGGTATCGCTTTCTACCTGGTTCGGAGGAATTACCTCCTCGATAAATGTGGCCTGGCGACCAGTAGATAACTTGAATACCTGCTCGACTCGATCGCCAGAGGCTGAAGAACTATCAAATCCGCTTAATATTGAAGGATTAAGGGTTCGCCCAATTGTTGGTCTGTTTTTCTTTGACATGGGGGTTTCTTACTCCTCAATTAGATCTGATAAATTCAATACGGTCAAAAACTGCTTTAGCAAAATCTTCCGCGGCAATTCGCGCGTTCTTCAATGCATCAGCACTACCAACATACGTTGCCGGGTTAGCTGAAATAACAGTGTCAAAAGACTCGCCGCAGCGTTCAAAACCGTCAAGGCGAGGGAGGACGACATCAAGCATATCCCCACCGAACACTTCTTTAGCCAGGCTATGGCAATACTTATGGTCTGCCTTGTTACTCAACTTGGACATAAAACCAATGTTAGTCGCAAGCTGGCACTCGCAGCCTTCATCCGAAATGAGTTTCACCAACTCAGGAAGGCGGGCAACGTATTTAAGCGATGAGTGGAAATCAACCGTTGCAGGCGGCAGAGGTGTAAACAGTATATTGGCCGAGGCCAAAGCATTTTTCAGGAAGGCGTCAAGGTGAGGACCACTATCAACGAGGATAAAGTCATAATCGCTCTTCAGCTTATCAATCACATTTTCTTTCAGGACGGCATGGATGTTCTGACCCGGTAGATGCTCATTGCACAGCTCTCTCCAATCGGATGCAATAAAGGCATCGTCAATCGACGCAGGCATAACGTCAACCCCAGGTACAACAGAAGGAACAATAAACTCCTCTAACAGCTCTTCACGGCTTACATTCTGCAACATAGCCTGTGCAGATGTTGCGTTTACGATACCAATAGAGTGTTTATGGCTTAAAAACATCGTTGCTGAAGATTGCGGATCAAGGTCAATAACCAGAATCCTTAAATCTTCCATCAGAAGATGAGGGTGAGCACGCATTGCATGCGCCAGAGAAACCGTCGATACAGTTTTTGACACACCGCCTTTAAGATTGGAGATGAAAATCACATACGCTTCGCTGTAGCGATCCCGGTATTTTGGCACTCCGCGATGTTCATATATGTCAATGATGTTCTGAATTGACATCGCATATTTCATTGAAGAGCCAGCAGGGCGTTTATCGAAAACATAACCCTTTTCTTCCATTTCACTCACGGCATAGTCAACGTTCGCTCGAGTCAGTAGAGGCAATTTTGCCAGTGCCGCTTTCGCATAGACCTGGTAAAACTCGTTCGCGTGTAGCTCATCCTTTTGCAACTGTACTTGTTCAGTCAGAACATTGAGCATTCTGTTTGCTCTTTGAGCAACCTTGTGAAGCTGGCTGGAATCACTCATCGAAAGTCATCCTTTATGCTGTATTTTTGAATTTAATTAGAAATGCTGCATAAAATAATAATGTATGCGTAGATGCTTGTACATAGCATTCTCTGCATGCTTACTCCTTTGCAAGGTGTCTCACAACATGCTTTGGCATCCTCCACGCATAAAGGACGCGGATTTCTTCTACGTTCAGGTTGTAGCCTGAATCATTTTGGTGATTTCCTGCTTCAACGGGCAGCCAGGCTTCACTCTCTATCAACTGGTGAGAACGGCTTGCCCGGCAGCTTCGATGTGTGCTGGAGGGAGAATAAAAGTTTAAGATGTGCGATAGAGGGAAGTCGCATTGAATTATGTGCTGTGGAGGGATCACTGGTATCAAATATGTGTGCTGGAGGGAAAGACAGAGAATTACATGTGCACTGGAGGGAAAAACGGATGTACAGATGTGTGCTGGAGGGAAAGTCTGAGCAAACTGCGGGGCGTCCCCCTCCAGCGCACATCAAAAACGGGAAATTGGACAAGCCTTCCCGGCAGCACACATTTTTTGAATGCAGCTGCCCTCCAGCACACACTTATTCGGGGAGTTTCAGCTTTGGATTGCGAGAATGGACGATTACAAAACTTTCCCGGCCTTTCTTCTCAATTGAACAGTCGAGATAGCCGATTGTTTTAAGCTGTTCTATCGCTTTCTTAATGATACGGTTTTGCTCGCCAACAGCTGACTGCAAAGCCAGGCGCTCACGGATTCGCGCGAACGATAGCGGCAACGGATTCTGCGGAAGGCTTTCGATAAAAGTGTAAATGGCTTGTGCAGCTTCTTTCTTCGGAAGGGCACGCAAGGCGTGGTGCTGCAACAGGACGCGATAATCAAGCTGGAACAGCTCCCACAGCTTCGAGTCGGCTTCCAGCTCGATCAGATCGAGGTCAGCATCGAAACGTCCGACCTTCAACAGACCAGTCTGGTAGCCACCTTTAGCATCTTTACCACGCTTAAAAGCGATACCCTTGTTACGCAAGCGGCCAAGTGATTCATGAATGGTTAAACGCAGTTTCGCATCCAAACGTTTTGAGGGGAAACCACAGGCTTTAGCGAATTCCTGAAACGATAACTGGATGGTGTTTGAGGACAAGCCGTATTTGCTGAACGCGTAGATAACACCGATCCACGTTTTGAAATCAGTATCCATATCGAGTCGAGGACCGGTGATTTTAATGTCATCGTAACCTTCTGCTTTAGCTATCTCCAGCTGGGAAAACGCTTTGGTGGCATCAATCTCTTTACTTTCTCCTTTGCTCTTTGATGGCTTCGGCACGAATACCCCCAAGCGCATCAACGCTACAGGCTGCACAGTGTTGTTTGAATTAACTGTTAGTTCTTTTGCCTTACTTTCAATGTCTGCGTAAAGAATATCGGAGATAAAAGATTGATTCATAATACTTTTTCCGAATTATGTGGATAGTTTTTATAAGTGATGATAACTACCCAGGCTTTCCCGTCAGCACACATCCTATATCCCGCCAGCACACATTAGCAACCCGTCAGCACACATTTTTATCCCGCCAGCACACATCGTTTTCCCTCCAGCACACATCGCGATATACTTCTAAGCCAGACGTGGCGCGGCCTGCAACGATCAGGGATCTATATGGATCTAATTGGGATCTGTATGGACCTAATTATTGGATCTATCCAGTGGATAATGTGGATAAGTGAAAAACCGGCCACTGAGGACCGATTTCTGTGAAGGGTTGAAGCGAATTAGTTGTCGTTTTCCGTACCTACTTCTTCGATCAACAAACTACTTGTATAGATACGTAACGTATCACCTTTGTAGAGGAATTGATAACCAACACCTCCCATGGCAGGGAGGTCAGGGAACATTTCAGAAGCAACCTCAGAGCAAATCACGGCGATACAGTCATCCCGCTGTACATCCTTACGCTCTGTACTCAAAGTTTGCTCTTCCCCGATTGCCTTTGTCATCTCCTCATCTTCGTACGCAACAGGGATATATTCAATCGCATCAGGCGTTTTGATCCCCAGTTCTTCAGCAATCTCGAACGCCTGTTTAAATTGATCTGAACCAGGATATCCAACGGTAATACTCTCAATTTCGAACAGAGAAGTAGCGTTGTTTATTTCTTGTTTAACCGCAAACATGTTGTTTGTCCTTAGTGGCTTCCTGCCAAAGTAAAGTCATGAGTGTTGATATTACGATTTCTATAGTTGATTAAATCTGCTCGCTGAGCTTTTGCTTCAGCAGATAACCTTCCAGCGGCCAGATTTTCTCAATGGCGTTCTTACGGGCTATCTTACGGCCAATCTCCGCGTCGAAATTTTCAGGGCTGGCACAGGCGCTTTCCCCCGTAACAATGAATCCATTGTACAGCACCAAGACACAGATGGTCAGGCTACGCGTAGAGGGATGAACAGACAGCACCTCACGAACGCCTTCATGCGCAGCGCGAATGCCGTCAAAAGCTGTGAAATAATGCTCTTCGGCAATCACACTCTCGATGTGATCAGGAGTCAGGCGTGGTGCTGTTTTGCCTTTGGCCAGAATCTCTTTTTCAATTTCCATATCGGACATAGTTTTTCCTTTTAGTTACCGCTGATAGCACGGTTGTAATCATTGACGTTGCGATTCTTCCTGTTAATCCCCCTCAGCATCGTTTCTGTATCGAGGATATACGCTGGCAGATCATCAAAATATTCACTGCTAAACTCTGGCATCCTGCACATAAATGCACTTTTTGGGGCAGGGTGATTAACCTTTGTCGGCGTCGGCGTTAAATTCGCTGATCGACTCCCGGAGCAACCGCTGAGTGTCAGCAGGAATACGCTGGCGAACATTACCCGCCGCAACCAGTTGTTTCTGAACTTCAGCTTTTCGTTCCATTTGCCTGTCAGCATACTTGGCTTGCTCTGATTCATTTTTCACTTCCTGGCTGTGAAAATGTTGATCTGCTTTGTTCATCGTCTCAATGGTCTGGTTAAGATCCATTATTGACTTATCACGTTCCTTAACAGCCTGATCAAGACTGCCAATTTTCTCCATGGCTTGCTTTAGCTGATGACGTTCCCATGCAAACCCAGCACCAACAAGTGCGCAAATCAGAACAAGAACACCAGTAGCAGCAAGTTTCTCCTTCAAAGACAAAGCTGTTTTTAACGTAGAAAAGAATGACATGTCTTCCTCCTGAAGAAAAATTATCAATGAAGTCCTTTGTTACTGTGCCGCTTTGTTTAATTCATCAAGAACAGAATCAGGAACCAAAGCGGCGACTGCGCTGGCTGTGCTGGCCTTGTTTGCTGATGCTTCAGCAAGCGCGGTACCGATAGCATGGTTATAAGCAGTTATGGCTACGTTGGCGCTTTCATTCGCTCGTTCATACTGCTGTTGTAACGCAGTTGTGGGCGCTGTTGTGTGGTTGAAAACAACCCCAAACTGTTCAGTTGCTACTTTCAGAGATTCAATTTGTTCTTCTGTTAATGCTGGTGGGGGAGTGGCAGTTCCGCCGCCTGAACCAGAGTCTGACGAGCTTCCTGAGCCAGTGTTAAGGGTCTGGTTAATCTCCCCCATAGCAGCGACTAAACTTGATGTATTAAGCGCGTTAACAGCGTCCTCAAGCGATTTAGTAATATTCACATCACCAATGGCAATAGAGATCGGCAGTTCTGATACTTCTCGCTCATTAGCACGGCAGTAAACATCCCAACCAATATCGAGTTGAAGCAGCATTGACAGATCTGCATAACCAGCCAACAGGTCCGCGTGCTTAGTTGCCAGTTCTCCAATGTTCGTTAAGCCGGTTATGGTTGTTCTGATCGTTGAAACATAGCTGGTAATAGTGTCGGGATAGACAATTGTATCCAAAATTAATCCGGTCAATTCTTCTGCAAGCTGTTTTGCCGTGTTAGCACTGTTTCGTGCCGATGTTATGGCACCAGGTGTTTTCATCCCACCGGCGGCGGCCAATTTTTTATATGCGGATAACTGGTAGTCTTTTTCCAGCATGATATCTCCTAACTTACCTGAACTAGGCCGTCTCCTGATGCTACGGTAGAGCCGCATGAAACAGGGTCACCAACGCATACGACCCCTTTACCATTGACGGTAAACCATGCCCTGGTTGATATAGCTTGCCCACCGTGCGTACTGTTTCCATCGGTATGCTGTGCATATTGCTTACCATCAACTAACACTTCTACTCCGTTGACTTTAAGTAGTGGTTCACTCTCTACAGGAGGCCTGGATGGGAATCCTCCGTGCCCCGAACAAATGCTGTCTTTTGTTGCAATACTTGCCACGTTATCACCAATGATTTGCTCTGATTTTCGTTATTTTAACTTAGGTTGTTTGTGGTCTACATGGCGTTTACTTATTATAAAATTGCTCTAATAAATATTGTTTTTTATGTCGTGTTTTCGGTACCATTCAGCCATCGCCCTTCAATGGGCATTTGTTTGGAGTCGTCAGATGCAGATGGAGCTAATAAGCCGCAAGGAGTTCGATAGCCGTGTAACCAGCGGTGAACTCGACAACTTGCAGGCTATCAAGGTGAAAGAAGGCTTTTGCCTCATTGGGAATCAGAGCGGAACAAATCGCGTTTTTATGCTTCGCCGTACGGATTTGAAGCCATTTGTCTGGAAGAACGAAATTGGTCCCAGCTCATACGCTCAAACGAGGGGGTGCCACAACCTGGCCTTTTTCTACAAAGACGAGCTTTCTGTGGTTGATATTCAAGGGTTACAACATGTTTAAGCACTGGAAAAACATTACTATTTATAAACTTTCTCGTGAGGCGGATCTGACCGACTTAGAAGATAAAAAGAAAATGATCCTTTTCACGCCATGCGGTAGTCAGGATATGGCCAAGTTCGGTTTTGTATCGCCATTTGGTGATAATTCCGAAGTTATCGCTATGCATGGAAATGGTTTTATCCTTGTTGAAGCAAAGCGCGAAACAAAAATTCTTCCCCCGCCGGTTATCCAGCGAGCTATTCAAGAAAAAATTGAAAAACTTGAGCAAGAACAAGCGCGTAAACTGAAGAAAACAGAGAAGGACTCCCTGAAAGACGAAGTTCTGCATTCTCTTCTGCCACGGGCTTTTTCAAAGTTTTCTGTTATCCAGGCGATCTACGACGGTTCAACTAAACGTATCTATATCAATGCCAGCGCGCGGCAGGCTGAGGATATGCTCGCGCTTATGCGTAAGTCTCTGGGTTCTCTTCCTGTTGTTCCCCTGAGTGTTGAAAATCCCATTGAATTAACGCTGACCGACTGGGTACGTGATGGTAGTGCTCCACAGGGATTTCAAATGGGGGATGCGGCAGAACTTAAGGCAGTGCTTGAGGATGGCGGTATTGCCCGAGTGAAAAAGCAGGATTTGGGAAGCGATGAAATTTCCACACACCTGGAAGCTGGCAAGCTCGTCACTAAGTTGGCACTCGACTGGCAGAACCGCATTAAATTTACACTGGACCATAACTTCAGCCTTACCAGCGTCAAATTTGCGGATGAATTGCTTGAGCAGAACTCTGATATTGATAGTGAAGATGTTGCGCAGCGACTGGACGCAGATTTCTTCCTGTTGACCAGTGAAATTTCGTGCCTGGTTGATGCTCTGGTAAATGCCCTTGGTGGAGAGGCTAAGCAGTGAAAGAGCTGTGCTATGGATCTGTTTGCAGTGGAATTGAAGCCGCGAGTATTGCCTGGGAACCGTTGGGTATGCGTCCGGCGTGGTTTGCTGAAATCGAGTCTTTTCCATCTGCCGTTCTTGCGCACCGCTGGCCCCATGTCGCGAACCTTGGCGACATGACAAAACTCGCCCAAAAAGTCCAGGCCGGAGAAATTGAAGCCCCTGATGTGCTCGTCGGGGGTACGCCTTGTCAGGCATTCAGTATCGCGGGCTTACGTGGTGGGCTTGATGATGAACGCGGCGCGCTAACTTTGAAGTATGTGGAGCTTGCAAATGCAATTGACGACAAACGGTCTGAGTCCTTCCTCAAACCGACAGTTATCGTCTGGGAAAATGTCCCAGGAGTCCTGTCATCAGCAGACAACGCGTTCGGATGTTTCCTTGCCGGATTGGCTGGAGAAGATGCGCCATTCGAACCTGGTGATCGACCTGAATCACGAAAAAGTAACACGTTCTGGCGGTGGGATGTCAAAACCGGTTGCCATGCTCCAAAGTGGCCGCAGTGTGGTTGTATTTATGGACCGCAGCGAAAGGTGGCCTGGAGAATCCTTGATGCCCAATACTTCGGAGTGGCACAACGACGCCGACGCGTGTTTGTTGTCGCAAGTGCTCGAACAGACCTCGATCCCGCAACGGTACTTTTTGAGTTCGAAGGCGTGCGCCGGAATATTGCGCCGAGCCGAAAAAAGAAGGAAATCGCTTCCGCCATTACTGCAAATGGCGCTGCAATCAGTGGCGAAAGCCTAAATCCATGCCTACACGCTGGCATGTCCCCCGATATGAAATCGACGAAAGCCGTAAACGGTTTCAGGATGGCGGCATTTGGGGAATATATTGACGATGAAACCGCATCGACAGTAAAGGCAAGAGACTTTAAAGATGCCACTGACCTTGCCGTTTTTAGCAGCACTGGAGCAGGTTTTTGGTCAGAAGGGCATGGTACATTGCGGGCGCGTGAGCAAGAAAGCCATGAGCATCTTGTTACATTGGCTTTTCCTGAGCGTATGAGTGGTACACAACATGCAGCAACTAAGAATACTTCACCATCTCTAATGGCTCAAAATCCAACTGCTGTTTGCTATGAAGTAAGAAACGAAGAAGTAGCTGTCCGCCGTCTTACCCCTGTCGAATGTGAGAGACTTCAAGGTTTTCCTGATGGGCATACGTTGATCCCTACGGAAAAGCGTAAAAAAGTTAATTCAGATGAACTGGCATATCTGCACAATCACTATCCAGATTTAAGCGAAGAAGAGGCCGCGATGCTTGCAGCTGACGGACCGCGTTACAAAGCGATCGGCAATAGTATGGCAATACCAGTAATGCGCTGGATTGGCGATCGAATTACTAAGGCCGTATGTCGGCAGAAAGAAGGAAGTGAAACAAAAGAGCGAAAAGTTAAACCAGCGGCAGAATTCGAACGGTCCATATTCAAATGGGCTGGTGGAAAATTTGGTGTTCTGGAACAAATCTTTCGCTATTTGCCAGAAGGGAAGCGCCTGATCGAACCTTTTGTCGGTGGCGGAGCTGTCTTCACGAATGCCGGATACCAGGAAAATCTGCTAAATGATGTGAATGCTGACCTGATTAACTTTTACAAGACTCTGCAACGCGAGGCGCATTCACTTATCACACTGGCGCATCGGTTTTTCCAGGACTACAACACACAGGAAGGATACCTGGCAGTACGGAATGCGTTTAACAAACAAGTCTATGATGATTTACATCGCGCAGCGGCGTTTTTGTTCCTGAACCGACATTGTTTTAACGGATTGACGCGTTACAACCAGGCCGGTGAGTTCAATGTCGGTTATGGGAAGTATAAAACTCCGTATTTCCCATTACAGGAGATGGAAGCCTTCCTCGGTGCGGAAGGGCGTTCTGAGTTTGTATGTGGTGATTTTGCTGCGGTGATTGAAGCTGCCGGAGAAGGAGATGTCATCTTCTGTGATCCGCCGTATGAACCGCTTCCAAATACAGAGGGATTCACGAACTATTCCGGTCATGACTTTAAGTTTGAAGAGCAAAAACGCCTGGTGTCTCTGTTGACGGATGCTCATCGCCGAGGTGCAAAGGTACTCATTACTAACAGTGGCGCGCCAAACATCAGAGAACTTTATCAGGACAGAGGCTTCAGAGTGGAACCTCTCTTTGCCAGACGTTCTGTGTCTTGTAAGGGAGACACTCGTGGTGTTGCTCATGACGTTATGGCGATATTGCTCTAATAAATTTATTAGTGTAATATCGCCTCAATGAATCGTGATTTATAGAGCGATTTAGCTGTTAGCCGCGACAGGCGCGGCGGCAAGTATGGCGGGGTAGTGACTCCTTCCCCCTCATGACGCCGAGTTGCCAGGTTGACCATGCGCCTAAGTGGCAACACCGAAGTGCGTTACGAGCTTCCAGTTTGCCCATCTTCGGGTGGGCGTTTTTTTCAGGGTTTTCGTCATGGTTAGCGACTTTGCGGCGGTTTAGAAACTGACCATTAAAGTAAATGCAAACGATGATCTGATGATGGTAGCGGCCTAAGAAGCCAGACGCCACGGGGTATGAGTCGTCCCCCGTCAAAAAATCGACCACAGAGTGTCCCCGTCTGTGTATTAGGGAACGGGGAGGCACAACAGGTAAGGGCGCTGGTGTGATTAACCAGATGAACGAGAAGGGGCCATCTGTTGGTCAGCGTCCTTTCCTGTTGCGTCTTCTTTTCAGCGTAACAGCGGTGCTTAACAGCACTTTGGGTACAGTTCCACGAATTTACGGGTATATCCCGTCATGCTGAAGGCGCTAATCACGCTGGAAGCCAGGGTTATGCATCCCCTGTTACCGAATTGCAGTCAGGGCGCGGTGCGCCGAAAAGCATACGGAGGTGGAAGCCCTCGCCGGAGACGTACCCGGCAAGTGATGGTGTAGCTCAGTGGTTAGAGCGGTTGACTGTTAATCAACGGGTCGATGGTTCAAATCCATCCACCATCGCCAATGCCGGTTTAGCTCAGTTGGTAGAGCGCCTGCCTTGTAAGCAGGATGTCAGCGGTTCGAGTCCGTTAATCCTGACGATAAGCCATTTACTGGAAATAAGCAGGTTGAATGCGATTACATGTTATCTGCATTAAGGCGCATGGAGTTGAGAGGGCACCTTAATGAAATATATGACGGTGTAATTGTTAATAAGAAAGAAGGAAACGCAGCATGATCACTATTACCAAAGAACGCCTGCTGACAATCCAGCAGTGGCGCGAAACATACGGACCTGGTAGCAACGTTGTACTGCCAGCAGAAGAAGCGGAAGAACTGGCACGAATTGCTCTGGCATCGCTGGAAGCAAAACCAATAGGTGCATTCCACATTGCAGAACAGCAAGTTGACGGCACAAGTGACTACATCAAGGATGGGGAGTGGCCTATTGATAATGGAATTATTGAGGTCTACGCCGCTCCCCCCGTTCCAGTAGTACCGGAAGAAAAACCAATGCCTAATCCTCTTAGCATGTACGCGGTTGATGCTGTTGCCGCTATTGCAGAGGTAAGAGGCTGGAATGCCTGCCGCGCGGCTATGCTTCATGGGAAAGGAAAGTGATATGGCTAACTCATTACTTGAAACCTGCAACAACTGGCAGATTCAGAGGGCGGAGATTTTATCTCGCAATCCAGATATGGCAATGACAATTGATAATCTGGACACGCTAATTGAACGGACCGTGCGTTCTGCAATTGATATAGCACATCGAGTGGATTGGGATTTCAGAGAAGCGGAGCGGCTTGCTAAAGAGCAGGAGAAAGCAGCGGGTAAAGGAGACTGATATGGATAAAAACACCACTGCTTACTGGAATCTGTCACTTGATACCGAATGTCCAAAATGCGGTCACAATTTCGATCTGCTTTGTGATCCAGATTTCTGGGAATTTTCTGGAGCAAAACAGGCATGTGAAGAAATAAAAGGTTACGAAACATGCTGTCCAGAATGTAACCATGAATTTAAAACAGATTTTGTGTATTGAGGCATAACGAATGACCACTTTTACTAAAGAACAATTAATAGAGATGATTAAGCGCAATATAACGGTTATGGATCGTTATCCTGATTTAGTAACTGCACAAATGGATCTGGAAGTATACAAAATTGCGCTGGCATCACTGGAAGCAGAACCAGTTGCTTATATTTTCAAACATCCGGCCGGGAAATTATTCTGGGCTTTAACGGATGAAAGCAATAAAGAGCAAGCGGACGTTATTCCTGTTTATGCTGCCGCGCCTGCGTCGGTTGTGCCGGATAATGCATCAGAGCCTCTTGCTTATGCTTACAAAGAGCTTACGCCTGAGATTATGCGCAACCATTTAGCTGTATTCGAGCGATATGGAATAGCCCCAAACGATAGCTCTACCACAATTCAGGCACTGCGAATCGCGCTGGATGGTATAGAGCGGAGCGACGCCATGCTTCAGTCCGGAAACTTTCGGGAAAACAAGAATTCGTCAACCAATAATTTTCGGGAAATCGCGGAAACGTCAACCAACTATCCGGTAATTCCTAGTGAGGTGTTGTCCGCAATCCTGAAGGTTGCCAAGATTCGTGCCGATTTCGATGATTTTGACGGTGACAGGCGAGGTATCGATGATTGTCTGGATGAGGCTGAGCAAGAGCTTATCGTTACCATTAACAAATATGCCAGTCAGTTGGCAGCAGAACCGATAGCGACTAATGACGTTCGAGAGCAAACAGCCGTTCCGCCAGTTCCGGTAATACAGGCTGATGTCGCGCAGGCAATTGAAAAACTCAAACGGAAATTAGTGGAATGCAATCGCTATAACTACTGCGCAGATGCAGTTAAAGGCGTTGAGGATGCCTGCCGTGCTGTTAGCTATAGCCATGCCGACAATCAACCAGCATCTGGCAACCAGGCTGCCGAATCCAATCGCGGTAATGAGTGGACCGGCAATCCTGATATTGATAACGCCATCATCATGCTCGATCGCATAGATACGCTGGAAAGTTGCGATGATGACCGTATTGAGGCTGTTAAGGCTGTTTTGCGTAGACTAGCTGGCAACTCTCCGGTAACTCCGGATGGTTGGATAAGCTGTAGTGAGCGAATGCCGAATACCAAAACAGCCGTTCTTGTTGCCGTGGAGTTTGACAGGAAAGGTGACTGGCGAATGAAATGGGCTACTTACATCCCGGGGCATCCTGACGCTAATGATGGGTGGATAATTCCTGGTGCGTCGTGGAAACCGTCACACTGGATGCCGCTACCAGAACCGCCGCAGGAGGTGAATCAATGAGCTGGCCTGAAGCATTCACCACGGTAGGAATTGTGATGGCGGCAGCACTGGGTTTGTATTCAATTTGTCGCTGGTGGTAACGATGGGAAAAATAACTTTTGTAGTCGAATTTGAGGATGGTAAAGAGCCACCTGTTAGCGCCAATCTTGATGTTGCTGGTGGCAGGCTTGTTTCGGTTCTATTTGGTGACTACCGAGATGATTTCTTCCAACCAGAAGAAGTTGATGTGGTGCGAGAGGCATTAAACGAGTTAAGTGTTGATAACGATGATGCTCATGCGGAAATCATCCAAAAAATGGAGCTGCTAACTCACTAAATTATCAATTATGGTGCTATCACCTACGACACCGAGAGAAAATTTATAATGTCAAAAGTAAATGTTTTGATTTTTTCAGCAATTGTTGGCTTTGGTTTTACTGCCGGAGTGCAGATTTATATTACGTGGGAAAAAATCATCAACTACGTATGGAGTTGTTTTATTAAGTGAGGTAAGTATGTGGAGAGGTAATAGTCATGGCAAAAGCCAGATGATACTTACCGAATATCAGTTTGACCATAAAACCAATAAATCACGTTCAGTATATTTGCTTCGGCACAATAGCCGCGTAAGGAATACCGTGCTGGAGCAAAATCTGACTGTTGAAATGGATAATTACGGGGGCTTCAAGCCAACAATTTCGCTTGATGATTTTCCTCGTGGTTTAAGCGAAAGAGAAGCAATGCTGAAATTAGCAGAATGGCTACAAAGATTAAGCATTGCTATTGAAGATAACTGGTCTGAACCTTAAATTTATATGATGACACTAAAACATTTTCTTGACCGCCCATTATGGGCGGCAGCCGCAGGCTATGACTTTAATTATATGGATTGCATGTCTTATACTGCCAATGCATACGACCATTCGTTCAGCCTGCTGTTTAATTCTTTAAGAATATTGCCGGAAACAGAAGTTGGAGAGCTTCATTTATGGATATTGGGCTTTATCGCGGCTGTCGTTGGTATTGCTGTATGGCCTTTTATTTTCTGGCTGGTGGCTGTTGTAGTGTGGTTTAAGTGCAAGACATACCGGAAAAAGTATTTCTTGGGTGACGGAATGACTGATATTGCCAAAATGAACATTGAAAAATGGACTAAGGAATGTGAAAAGAAATGGCGCAAAAAGAAATGACTACTCTAACGACAGCATACTTACAGCAATTGGTATTTTTTGCAGGCGAGGCTACTTGTCATCCTGACACAAACTATTTATTGGAATTTGAGAGGTTAGCGTCACCCGGTATCGTTCTGGAACTGGCCCAACAGGTACTGGCCTTGAGACAAAAAGAGCAACATGAAAGTAATACGTGTAGATTGAATTTTGAGCAGTGGCTGGAACAGCAACGCGGAAAAATCGATGTGGACTGTGGTTGTGTGTCCACTGAAACATTCATGCACTGGCTGCGGGTAGCTTACGAGGCTGGCAACTATCCGGATATTCCGGATAGTTCGGTGCCAGCGCCAGGAAAGGGCGTCACCGGTGAACGTATCCGCATTAAGCCGCATGTTTATCGCGAACTGGTTAACCGTCTCCACGATACAGCGATCAAGTGTGCTGGCACCCAGCAATTACGAGAAAGAATTAGCCGAGTTTTGGGCGACGTTATTACGCCAGATCATCATAAACAAGCCGAGAAAAGTGGCTTGGAAAGGTGTCACCTTGAGGCGGCATTAAACATTAAGCCGGGGCATACGCTTGGCATTATTGATGCACTATTGGTTCATAAGATGGCCAGGGCTTTATTGCCGCTGGTGGCTGAAAAGCATGAGGCGGACCATGCCAACGAAAGCTGAGTTACAGGCGCGCATAGAGATTCTTGAAAAAGAGAATGCGAGTCTAAAAGGAATGCTGGCGCGGGCGGAAAGGGAATTATCAGGCAAATTATTGCCAGAAGAGCTGCCACCAGCAGATATACCTGATCGAGTGTCCTGGTGGATGAAGTATTTCCGTGCACCGTGGGAGGCGTTTTGGTGCTACGACCATCGCAGATGGTGTGATGAGCTTGATAGCAGTTTCCCCTATTTTGCGGAAGGGAACTCTTGCCCTGAATGTAGGAGTTAATGATGACCGGCGAGCTTTATTTTAAAATGGCACGGGAGCGGCGTGTGCATCTGGATCGGATATTTCATCTCCAGAAGAGAGTAGAAGAACTGGAACGTCGTCTGAACTGTTATCCTGTTGATATGGTGTCTGCAATACCGCCGATTCCAATAGAAATGCAGATCCGCCTATGGATGGAAGAATATGGAATGCCGTGGGAGATATTTTTCTGCTTCGACCATAAACAGTGGGTAGATGAGCTGGATAATAGTTTCCCATATTTCACAGAGAACACATGCCCAGTATGCAGGAAGAGAAAGGAATCATGATTCTCCCGCGTCCGCGCCCACCGAAAATGGAGAAAAAAAGGATGATTAATGGCTATCAGCCGCATACCCCAGAAATACAAGGGAGCGAGGGGCTTAAACCACCACTAGCACCACGGAACGCATCATTACGGCGAGAGTTAATATTAACTTTGTCGCCCGTTCTGGCTGCCCGCCAGGATTGGGTAAGTAATGATGACCTGGCAGAAAAAATCACATCGCTGGTGGATAAAATTCTGCATAAAGCTGATCTCTGATCACCATGCTAAAATCCCCTCAATTCACAGAGGGGATTTTTGTCTATGTTGTATAGAGTTTTATGGAAAAGCGTTATTGTCGGCGCGATACTGGCTATATCTGGGTGTGCAATGGTGCAATACAACGACGGTGAAAAGGTAAGCATACAGTCAGATGGTTGGTATGGCCTTGATAGCTTGCAAAAAACCGCAGATAAAGCCTGTCAGCAATATGGGAAGTCTAAAGCCGTATATCAGCATAGCGCGAACGCTAATCCCCATCTCGCTCCCGGTTCGGGTGTTCAGAATACCATCTGGAAATGTGAGCTTTAAACATGAGCAACTGCAATATTGCAGCTAAAAGCCAGGAAGAGCGAGACAAGGTGAACGTAGACCTTGCCGCCAGCGGCGTTGCTTACAAAGAACGACTGAATATACCGGTGATTGCAGAGCAGGTGGCCCGTGAGCAACCGGAAAACCTGCGCGCCTATTTCATGGAACGGCTACGGCACTACAGGCAGTTAAGCCTCCAGTTGCCAAAAGGGAGCGATCCGGCATATCAGAAAACAGAATAGTTGTTAGGCTATTACGCAATGCCCGCGCCATTCTTAGCGGGTTTTAAGCCATATTCACCGTTGTAGAAATTACTCATGTTCCATTCATTGGGAAGCTCTTTTCTGTCCAATGTATAGTGGCGCACGATATAACGATCTTCATCTTCTTCGATGGACAGGCGGACATAGCCAATGTGAATTACCGATACGGGCGGCGTCCGTATTGCATAGATGTCGCGGAGATATACCGGTAGCTCGACAAATGCATCAGGTGTATCTGTGATGCTCATTTTTTCACAGTATTCATATAACGCATCGTTGATATCGTTAAGAGATTCATGATCGTATATTTCCAGGTAATTACCGCGATCGCGATGGTACTCGATTTTAGCCATTCAAAATCCCCTGTTATCGTTTTGCATTTCTCTAATCCGGTTCAGAACTACTTCGTGCTGGGCTTGGATAGCGGCTTTTTCGTTTTCAAGCCGGGCAATAGACATCTCTAATTCTTTGCTGTACCAGGCGAGTTGGGCCAGGTTCATCTGGTTGTGGTCGAGAGTTGGAGACACTTCGACGCGATCCCTTTCTTCCTGCTTTAATGAGAAGAGATTCATCTCATCCCTTGAGGAAAATTCAGCAACAATTTCTTGTTGATGATCCGGTCGCTGCGGCATCCTCGCCAGTATAAATGGCGGTTCTTTTGAAAACATGAATGTCGGTTCAGAACGTGTTTTCACCCATCTAGCCTGCTGTCTTTCGGCAAGTTCACAGGCTTCATCATAGTTATTTGCCAAACCAAGCACGGATGGACGGTCCCACGCGCCACCATTCAGACAATAAACAACAATTTTCCCGTCATGTTCTGTAACCCCATAGGGATGGTCCCACCAGGCGTCCAGCTGAGTTTTAGAGCGTTTCTCGTTAGGAGTGCAGTCAAAATTTTTGGGCAATACAGGATCGAGAGGAATGCGATTAGGCATAGCTAATTCCTTATTAACTGATTGGCAACGAGGTTACGCTGATCCGTTGGTGATGAATAGTAGCAAAGAGCACAAAATCATCAGCGGTGGTTGATGTACGTAACGCGTTTGCACCAAAGGTGTCTCTTTAATGTATACTGTATAAATGAACAGTATTGTTGAGGTGAAAACGCTATGGGCTTCCCTTCTCCTGCGGCGGATTATGTTGAAAGCCGAATTTCTCTTGATCAGCAACTAATCAGGCATCCATCAGCAACCTACTTCATGCGGGCAGCTGATAGCCATCACCGTGAGGGAATATTGCAGGGTGCTTTGCTGGTGGTTGATTCCTCGCTTACTCCGGTTGATGGTTCTCTGCTTGTGTGCGCTATGGAGGGTGAATATCGCATAAAGAGATACCGAAAGTATCCGCGCCAGCACCTGGAGGATTTAAGCACCGGGAAGAAAGAGGCATTACCAGTAGATGACGATGGATGCACGGGCAGTAATGCTGTTTTTGGTGTGATCACTCATGTCATCAATGATGCCCGAAGTGGGGAGTTTGATGATTGTCCGGTTATTTAAGCTGCAAAGAGCTGGTGCTTTATGCCTGTGAGGTTTATAATTGTGTACACATAACGAGTACACGAGGTGTTTATGCAATCCATTAACTTCCGTACCGCGCGCGGCAACCTTTCTGAAGTGCTCAACAATGTTGAAGCCGGGGAAGAGGTTGAAATCACCCGCAGAGGCCGTGAGCCAGCAGTAATTGTCAGCAAGGCTACTTTCGAAGCCTACAAAAAAGCGGCGCTGGATGCTGAATTTGCATCCCTGTTTGACACCCTGGACTCCACCAACAAGGAACTGGTTAACCGATAATGAGGCATATATCACCGGAAGAACTTATTGCGCTTCATGATGCGAATATAAACCGCTACGGCGGCCTGCCGGGAATGTCAGATCCGGGTAGGGCAGAGGCCATTATCGGGAGAGTTCAGGCCAGAGTTGCCTACGAAGAGATCACCGACCTTTTCGAAGTCTCCGCCACCTACCTGGTGGCTACAGCGAGAGGGCATATATTCAATGATGCCAATAAGCGTACCGCGCTAAACAGTGCGCTGTTATTTCTACGCCGTAACGGGGTGCAGGTATTTGATTCACCTGAACTGGCAGACCTTACCGTAGGGGCTGCGACCGGAGAGATATCTGTATCTTCTGTCGCCGACACGTTACGTAGATTGTATGGTTCCGCGGAGTAGATTAATGGCACGTAAATACAACAAATTGTCCCGTGAAGCGTTAAAGATGCTTCTTGATGGCGTGAGTCGCCGCAAGGTAAAGCAATACCTGGTTGGTAAGCAAATTGGTGCCAGGACCGCTATTGCTGTGTTATGCCGTCAGGAAATGGTTGTGCTTAAACAGAGAATGCCGGGCAGCAGATAAAGCCCAATCAGTGATGAAAGGTGTGATGTGAAAGCCGTAATTACTCCCTTTGTACAGAAAGAGCTTGGCCTCGCCACGTTCAAAGTGGATCAGGAGGTCAGAAAGCTGGTGGAGGCTGGCCGTAAATTTATTATGGAGCCGGTGCCGCGTGAGTTAATCGAGCACATGGAAGACGGCCTCGTTGTTACCGAGCAAACCATGGCAACAAATGAGGCGTTGCAGCCGTTTTTTAACAGCGATGAACTGTTTCGCCGTATTGGTGGAATTGACGCGCTGGTGGCGTGGTTGCGCAGGAAAGAGGGACAATGCCAGGCCGCAGATCGTAGCTGGTGTGACAACCATATTGTCCACGCAGAACGAGACAATAGCGCGGTGTTGTTGTGCTGGCATCACGATAACCATTACCGGATGCGTGGTTTTAATGAGCTGAAAGAAACGCTGCATAATAATCGCGTTAACTGGATACTGGATGTCGCCCGTCAGGAAATGGGGCTTTCAGATGGCCATGATTTAAGTATTCAGGAACTGTGCTGGTGGGCTTTCATGCGCGACATGATGCACCTGATGCCGGAAGAAGTCTGCCGTATATCAATAAATAAGATTAAGACTGCAACGCAGGATAGCGGGCCTCTGAAAGAGGCGGATATTCGCCCGTATGACGATCGCGCTACAGCATATGTTCAGATGATGGAAGAACGCGCCGCGCCGATGCGAGCAAAAGTATGCCCTGTGGATGTTGACTCCGACCCTGGCATGGCGCATTTCAAAATACCAAAACTGCAATCGCTAAAATTACCTGAGTACATGGACTTTGTTGCTTCCCGTCCATGCTGTGGGTGTGGAGCTGCGGGAGCTGGCGCTCACATTACGCCTTATATCGTTCGTCATAGTCGATTATGCGCGCATGACATTTACGCAATTCCTCTGTGCCAGTCATGCCAGCGTGATATTGAGCGTGACCGCGATAATTGGGAGAAAACGCACGGCAGGCTGGCGATGCATCAACGATTGTTCTTTGATTACGCGCTTGGAGTCGGCGCTATCACAAGTCATTCGTCGAGCGTTAGATAAAATTGCTCTAATGTGTTGCTATTTCTTTAATCGAGGGTATTATATTCCACGTTGATTAGTTGACATGGGCTAATCAGTAGGTGACAGGATGTTACTTAACTGGCAGGGACGCCACTTCATGGAAATAAATCACTCACGAATAACATCGTATGAGATTGCGGATTACATGATCCGCACTAAATCTCTTCTATCAGCGAAAGAACTCGCAGCAATCCTTGAAAAGGAATACCCGCATCTGGATGTCGATAAGCGCGACGTTTATCTGCGCTTAAAGGCTATCGCTGTGTCTAAGTATTCGTCTGTTTTGATTGACGATAGTACACGCCCACGTAGATTTCAGATCCACTCTCTGAACCCTGAATTCTTTCGCCGCAGCCGCGCACCGCGCCGGTTTGATGAAAAACTCCAGAACGAACTCTATATGACGCAGGACGAAAAGGAACGCCGGGAGCACCAGCCTTGGGTAATGGCGCGTCAACTTTTCAATAAGGTGGCCCGTCAGCACCGTCATTACGGTAATGCCACATCCGCACGTATCTGATTGATTGCTTGCCCGTTCCGGGCCTTTTGACATGTGACTTTCGTTACCCTCGCGTCAAAAAGAGTTTTTACGAAAGGAAGCATAAGTGACCTGGGACGATCACAAGAAGAATTTTGCTCGCCTGGCGCGAGATGGTGGTTACACCATCGCACAGTATGCCGCCGAGTTTAATCTTAACCCTAATACTGCACGTCGTTATCTCCGTGCCTTCAAAGAAGACACCAGGACAGCGGACAGCCGCAAGCCAAATAAGCCAGTCAGGAAGCCACTAAAAAGCATGATCATTGATCACTCTAATGATCAACATACATGTGATCACATTGCGGCTGAAATAGCGGAAAAACAAAGGGTTAATGCCGTTGTCAGTGCCGCAGTCGGGAATGCGAAGCGCCAAAATAAGCGCATAAATGATCGTTCAGATGATCATGACGTGATCACCCGCGCCCACCGGACCTTACGTGATCGCCTGGAACGCGACACCCTGGATGATGATGGTGAACGCTTTGAATTCGAAGCGGGCGATTACCTGATAGATAACGTTGAAGCGCGGAAGGCCGCGCGCGCTATGTTGCGTCGTTCCGGAGCTGATGTTCTGGAAACCACTCTTCTGGAAAAGTCTCTTTCTCATCTCCTTATGCTGGAGAACGCCCGGGATACGTGTATTCGCTTGGTGCAGGAAATGCGCGATCAGCAAAAAGACGATGATGAAGGTACTCCGCCTGAATACCGTATCGCGAGCATGCTAAACAGCTGTTCCGCGCAGATAAGCAGCCTGATCAACACCATTTACAGCATCCGCAATAACTATCGAAAAGAAAGCCGGGAGGCGGAAAAGCACGCTTTATCTATGGGGCAAGCTGGCATTGTTAAGCTGGCATACGAACGAAAGCGTGAAAATAACTGGTCAGTGCTGGAAGCGGCTGAATTCATCGAGGCGCATGGAGGGAAAGTGCCGCCCCTGATGCTGGAGCAAATCAAAGCCGATCTGCGTGCTCCTAAGACAAATGCCGATGATGAGGAAAGGCAAACTGCCGTCGGTGGCCCTTCTCTTGAAGATCTGGACAAAGTTGCGCGAGAACGGGCCGCCAACCGCCGCGCCGATGCTGCATTGTGGATTGAGCAACGTAGGGAAGAAATCGCCGATATCGTTGATACAGGCGGTTATGGAGATGTTGATACTGAAGGTGTATCAAACGACCCATGGCTGGAACAAGACCTGGACGAAGACGAGGAGGAAGACGAAGAAGTTACCCGCAAGCTATACGGGGATGATGATTAATGGCCAGAAGTTGCGTAACGGATCCACGTTGGCGCGAGCTGGTGGCGCTATATCGTTATGACTGGATTGCTGCCGCTGATGTTTTGTTCGGCAAAACACCTACCTGGCAGCAGGATCTGATTATTGAGTCTGTGCAGGAACAGGGTAGCAAGACATCTGTTTCGTCTGGTCACGGTACCGGGAAATCAGACATGACTTCTATCATGATCATGTTGTTCATAATCATGTATCCCGGTGCCCGTGCCATTATCGTTGCGAACAAAATTCAGCAGGTAATGACCGGTATATTCAAGTACATCAAGATAAACTGGGCTACGGCCACCAGCCGTTTTCCATGGCTTGCTGATTATTTTGTTCTGACAGAAACCGCTTTTTATGAAGTTACTGGTAAAGGTGTATGGACTGTAGTACCGAAGGGCTTTCGTCTGGGAAGTGAAGAAGCTCTCGCAGGTGAACACGCAGATCATCTTCTGTATATTATCGATGAAGCCTCCGGTGTCAGTGATAGAGCTTTCGGTATCATCACCGGTGCTCTTACCGGACTGGATAACCGCATCTTATTGCTGTCACAGCCTACACGCCCAAGCGGGTATTTCTACGATACTCACCATAAACTGGCCAAGCGTCCTGGTAACCCTGATGGCGTTTATACGGCGATCACGCTTAACAGTGAGGAATCACCGCTGGTAACGCCAGCATTTATCAAAATGAAGCTGGCGGAGTACGGCGGGCGTGATAACCCTATGTACATGATTAAGGTACGCGGCCTATTTCCTAAATCACAGGATGGCTTCCTTCTTGGACGTGATGAGGTTGAACGTGCAACGCGGCGGAAAGTCAAGATTGCCAAAGGATGGGGCTGGCTTGCATGTGTGGACGTTGCTGGTGGTACGGGACGGGATAAGTCCGTTATCAATATCATGATGGTGTCCGGCCAGCGAAATAAACGCCGTGTAATCAACTATCGAATGCTGAAATACACAGACGTTACAGAAACGCAGCTTGCCGCCAAAATTTTCGCAGAATGTAATCCTGAGCGATTCCCAAATATCACCATAGCGATAGACGGCGATGGCCTGGGTAAAGCAACGGCGGATCTGATGTACGAGTATTATGGTATTACCGTACAGCGTATACGCTGGGGTAAAAAGATGCATAGCCGTGAAGATAAGAGCCTGTACTTTGATAAACGTGCTTATGCCAACGTTCAAGCCGCAGAGGCCGTAAAATCTGGTCGTATGAGACTGGATAAGGGTAATGAAACTATTGAGGAAGCGTCGAAAATCCCTGTAGGGATTAACTCCGCAGGTCAATGGAAGGTGATGAGTAAGGAGGATATGAAGAAAAAACTCAACCTGCACTCACCAGACCATTGGGATACATATTGTTTCGCTATGCTGGCGGATTATGTTCCCCAGGATGAAGTGCTTAGCGTCGAAGACGAAGCGCAGGTTGATGAAGCTCTGGCATGGCTTAATGAATAACTCATTGACCATGCCGGATAGAAACTATTGCGCGCTTTCGGGGTTGTCGTTTACTGGCTGCCCCTTCTTAGTTTTACGGCTGCGCGTAACTGATGCGGCTGATTTGACCTTTTTCTCTTCGCGAGTGATGGCAATTTGTTTTTTTACATTTTCAATATCTGCCAGGCGATATATTTTTGCCTGCGGCCAGCGGTCGCAGATGATCGGTTCTATAGAGTCATAAAGGCTAAATTTTGCTTTCTCGAATTCACCGTTGATGATGATTCCATCACGGAGAGTTTCATCGCAGATAAACACACCACATAGCGGCACATGGTAACTAACTGATTTACCATCATTGTAGTTAGGGCTACTGGAAATGTAATGGACGCGCAGCATTGTTTCGCTAAAGCCGTGTACGCGCATACGGAATTTTTCATCCTCCGGGTACTGCTTCATTAGCTCTTTTGTTGCTTCCAGGTTCTCTATGTATTTCGCACTGTGCTCATTGATCCCCGCGCTTTTTTGGATGCGAATGTCCTTATCAATCAGATGAATAATGCGGCCAGCGGTCATGTTGACGCTGTTCACAGCTTCTGTCTGATAAGTCGTAACCTTACGCACACCGCGAAGGATGTTAGGCACTGGATATAAAATAGTCTTTGGGATATTGAGGTCTGGGTACTGTTCCAGTTCCCGCGCCATTAAAGTCCATTTATCAATTTCAGCCTGAATGCTGTCCGTTTCTTTAAACGGCAGAACGACAACCGGGCGTACAGGACGACCGTCGCTGGCGGCATCAACGTGTTGGGCGCGTGCAACAGCTTTTTTTAGAAAGAGATCCCTGAAGCTGACGAACTCCTGGTACAGTTGTTCGCCGTAGACATAATTTATCATTGATCCTCCTCCAGAATTGACATGGCCAACAACTCACAGCGGATTACACTGGGAGTTGTTGGCCACCATTATAGAAGGATCCAACGAAAATAATAGATTTATTAGTGCATTTATTGTGAGTCTGGCTGGTTAGTGGCCATGAGATATTCGATTGTGTCAGTGAGATCATCCAGGTCGTCTTGGGTGATGCGGTACTCCTGATTGGATATCTTTGAGTAGTGTTCAGCAATGGCGCGGGCAGCGTCGGTTTCGGCGGGGTCTACAGATAAAGCGTTAGAGCAATGTCTAACGTCGTCGATGGTTGGTGGAATGAAAGCCATAATTATGCCTCACTGTATTGACAACACAGAGCCTGAAGCTCTGACCTACTGTTTCACCCATGATCCATGCTGGGGTAATCTAACAACATTGCGCTGTGTGTAAGATGAGCAATGCATAGCTGTAATGCCGTTGTATAAGGTTTCCCTGTTTGCTCATTTCCTTCTGAGCCGCTCTACAACGCTGAAGACACATTAAATAGTGAATCCAAAGTCGTATTACGAAACGGCGGCAAAACTATAATTTATTAGAGCAATTGTCAAACAACTATGAAAAACAATCCAGTTTTTGGCTGGTGGAGTGGGATTTTTCTCTCAAAATTTATTGCTCTAATAATTCTTGATTTTTATGCGCAGCTGGACGTAAACTCCTCTTCGGACCTAATAACTTCGTATAGCATACATTATACGAAGTTATCTTAAGGGTTATTGAACATGATCAATTTACCTGTAAATCCATACAGTTCAATACCTTATCAGGTCAAATAGTGATCACTTGATCATTTGATCAAGGTTGCGCTACGTAAAATCTGCGAAATGTTGGCAGTGTTAGTGCTCCAGATTTCGCGTAGCGCACTTAGCACCACCAATCAATCAGAGGTGAAAAATGGGATATTCAGCTGCTAAAGTGTCCACTCATCTTGAGCTTGAGAAAAACCGTGGTTACTGGCGGGCAAAAGGGTTTGATCGTGATAGTTGTCAACTGTCATTATCGCGCGGTGAAGAGAAAATAGAACGCACGCGCGGTCGCTGGCGTTTCTATGACGAGAATCATAAACAGGTAAAGGCAGAGCCGATCCTGTACACTTTACTTAAAACCATTATCTGAGTGTTAAATGTCCAATTTACTGACCGTACACCAAAATTTGCCTGCATTACCGGTCGATGCAACGAGTGATGAGGTTCGCAAGAACCTGATGGACATGTTCAGGGATCGCCAGGCGTTTTCTGAGCATACCTGGAAAATGCTTCTGTCCGTTTGCCGGTCATGGGCGGCATGGTGCAAGTTGAATAACCGGAAATGGTTTCCCGCAGAACCTGAAGATGTTCGCGATTATCTTCTATATCTTCAGGCGCGCGGTCTGGCAGTAAAAACTATCCAGCAACATTTGGGCCAGCTAAACATGCTTCATCGTCGGTCCGGGCTGCCACGACCAAGTGACAGCAATGCTGTTTCACTGGTCATGCGGCGGATCCGAAAAGAAAACGTTGATGCCGGTGAACGTGCAAAACAGGCACTAGCGTTCGAACGCACTGATTTCGACCAGGTTCGTTCACTCATGGAAAATAGCGATCGCTGCCAGGATATACGTAATCTGGCATTTCTGGGGATTGCTTATAACACCCTGTTACGTATAGCCGAAATTGCCAGGATCAGGGTTAAAGATATCTCACGTACTGACGGTGGGAGAATGTTAATCCATATTGGCAGAACGAAAACGCTGGTTAGCACCGCAGGTGTAGAGAAGGCGCTTAGCCTGGGGGTAACTAAACTGGTCGAGCGATGGATTTCTGTCTCTGGTGTGGCTGATGATCCGAATAACTACTTGTTTTGCCGGGTCAGAAAAAATGGTGTTGCCTCGCCATCATCCACCAGCCAGCTATCAACTCGCGCCCTGGAAGGGATTTTTGAAGCAACTCACCGATTGATTTACGGGGCTAAGGATGACTCTGGCCAGAGGTACCTGGCTTGGTCTGGACACAGTGCCCGTGTCGGAGCCGCGCGAGATATGGCCCGCGCCGGAGTTTCAATACCGGAGATCATGCAAGCTGGTGGCTGGACCAACGTAAATATTGTCATGAACTATATCCGTAATCTGGATAGTGAAACGGGGGCAATGGTGCGCCTGCTGGAAGATGGCGATTAGCCGTTCATTTGCGCTTGATTGCTCTAATTATTTGATATTTATGGTGACACATGCGGAAGGAATTCAAAATAGACGGAAAATATGTGGTGCTGTCTGTAAGCTCTCAAATTCAGTCACCATCTGTCATTGTCACCGTAAAGTTGAGCGATAGGATGCCTGATATCGACTCGATATCTGTTGCGTTCCCCGTTAAAAGCATGCGGAGTGCTGAACATTTTGTGATGAATGCAACGGAGGAGGAAGCGCGGCGCGGGCTTACTAGAGTGATGGGGGAATTTGGCGAACTCCTGGGTAAGGTAAACAATGCCCTTTCAATCAGTTCAGCAAGGTCCAAAGCGTTAACAGCTTCCATGATGAAATAAAAAAAAGCCTGGCAAGGAGCCAGGCTGCACAAAAGAGCGGGTTTGTATTCCGCATCCAATCAATCAAGAAGGAGTATAGCACACAGGCACTGAAGAGAAAAAATGTGATTATCGATAAATGAAATGTCTACAATTGCTCTAATTTATTGCTATAATTGAGCCGCAGTTTTTGTCAACTACGAAGACGTGCCATTACTTAACTCCTTGACATCATAGGCGGCCATTAGGCCGCCTTTTTTTTGACCATATGAAAACAATCGAACAAAAAATTGAACAGTGCCGCAAGTGGCAGAAGGCAGCCAGAGAACGAGCGATCGCTCGGCAACGGGAAAAGTTGGCTGATCCGGTCTGGCGAGAATCTCAATATCAGAAAATGCGGGATACTATCGACCGCCGTATCGCTAAACAGAAAGAGCGCCCACCAGCCAGCAAAACGCGGAAAAGCGCGGTAAAAATAAAATCTCGTGGCTTGAAGGGGAGAACACCAACGGCGGAGGAACGGCGCATCGCCAATGCTCTTGGCGCTCTCCCCTGCATTGCCTGCTATATGCATGGAGTAATATCTAATGAGGTGTCTCTGCACCATATCGCCGGTCGTACCGCGCCGGGTTGTCATAAAAAGCAATTGCCACTTTGTAGATGGCACCACCAGCATGCAGCACCGGCTGAAGTAAGAGCAAAATACCCCTGGCTGGTCCCTGTTCATGCCGATGGTGTGGTTGGAGGCAAGAAAGAATTCACCCTGCTGAACAAGTCAGAGATGGAGTTACTGGCTGACGCCTATGAGATGGCAAACATCATGCACTAATAAATATATTATTTTTAATGATAAATGATTGACAACTGACAAGTGACTTCAGTCAGAATCATCACACGCCCGGTACGGATGGATCCCTTTTCAAATATTCCATGGACGGCACAGTCTGAGTGCCGGGCGCTACCTTCAGTTGTATTGCTAAGCCGCCGCTGGTGGCTTTTCTTTTTTGTAGGGGCGCTATGGATAAGAAAATATGCGTTGTTTCGATGAGCGTCGGCAAACCGGCGTCAATGACTGCTGCATGGATCAATAACGAGCTGATAATGGCTGAGCGGACCAGCTACCCTGAACGCCGCCGCGATATGGAACTCCAGCTGCTGCGCGAATTGCGAGAAAAAGAGGAAAAGGGTTTTATCGTGCTGGTGGAAGAGGAAAACAGCTTTATTACTGGTCGAGTTGGCCAGCGTGTAAGGTTGCGCGATCCCTTCATGAACGGCAGGCCGGTACTAATTGAGGCAATGCAGATTTATAAGGAGCTGGAACGCCAGAAAGCAATCAAGTTACCGCGCAAGGAATCCGGCAAATACATCCTCCACCAAAGCATCTTCGATTCCGAACACGATAAAAAAGGCGATGAATTTTTCAACATCAACTGGAGCGAAATAACGACAGAGCATGTTCTGACGTTACTATGTTGCTTTGCGACGGAATACAACAACGTTGCCAGCGCCGACTACATCAGGGCAATGGCTGGAGAAGTTGAGGCACGCCAGGAACCATCGTTACTAAGCCCTCTGATTAACATAATTCTGGGCACCCAGACACTAGAACAAAAAAAAGTGCCGAAAGGGGTATTAACAGGCACGCGTAATTATTTCTAATAATTTATGGCGGGGACTTTTGATGGTGTAAAACCCTATGAATTATTATTTTTTTAGTTTTTTGATTCTATTTTTTTGCATTACCCGTCATAAAAATGAGCTTGCTTACATAATAGAAAATTATTTTATCAACAGTATTACAACAAACGATTATCACTGATAACATGAGTCCTTTGAAAACAAAGGACTCATCATACTATGTCTAATACCTCGGCAAATGAAATTGAACCGCGCTTACCGCTTATTTTCGAAAATGAAGCTAATGGGATTCTTCAGGATCTGGCCTATACTCCATCGCTTATGGGGTTGATGATGTTTGCGACAGAAGAGGAGCTGAAAGCAGCGAGAAACTACATAATTAACGTATTTGAAGAGTGTTACCGAGCCGGTCATTTGCGCATTATGGGCTTTACTAATGAAGAAAACTTGTTCGGATACGCCTTAATCTTCGGACATCCATCGGGTAATTTTCCGTTGTACTGTCACAAAATATATGTATATGAGCAATATCGTGGTAATGGACTTGGAAGTAATATACTGGCAGAAATACTTGCATTTCCAAATGAGGTTGCTTTGATTTGCCAGTCTGATTTGGTTCCTTTTTATGAATCAGCCGGAATGCACTTTAAAGGAAATTACACCACTCCATCAGTCGCCAATTTCAAAAAAACGCGCGGCATGTATGAGGGGCTTTGTTTGATGAGCACTGAAAAAAATGCAAACTCTAATGGTGTACCTATATTCATGCTGAACGATAACGATATTGATAACATCATGCAGGCTATCGCATCATCGGCACCACAATAATATAAATAATCCATCTCGCCGCAGGAATTACAAACCAGTTGATTGTTTGTGAAACGCCCGGTGCAAACCGGGCCAACAAAACTCAATCAGCATTGAGAAGCAATGCGTTATCTATGATGATCTGCTCCCATTCTTCGAATGCCCGATCGCGGACACCCTGGGGAACACTGTTAGTTTTGAAATCGACGACCGTACGCCATTTCCCGTCCGGACGGTACATGCGCAGAGCTTTACTTCCCCCTTCCCTGCGCACCTCAACGTTATGCTTGTCAGCAAACTCTTGTAATGCTCGTAGCGTCCCATGCTTTACTGTGTAGTATCGCTTTTTCAAGTTTTCTCTCCAGCCTGTGCCAAGGCTTCAACTTCCAAATCGTAAGACTCAAACTCATAGTCCTGGTCGTCAACTTCTTCAGGCACTGGCAGTAAGTGCCAGGCTGAGTATATCTGACCATTATCAAAACGCTCCTGGCTGTAGAGCGTCGCGGCTATGAGTGTTAGCGCCGGGCGGTCATAACGGTAAATTTTGCGAACGTCACGGTCAACGAGACGACCGAAATTACCATAACCGCGCTCCAGTAATAATTTTTTAATTTCCGGCCAGTATGGACCATAGCTGCGGTACAGGCGGGGATTTTTCAGTAATCGCCCGCGTAGCCCTGACAGGAAGAAATCAACGTATTCGTCTTCTGTCTTTCCTAACAACGCCGTACGCAGTACCGCCTCAAGATATGTTTTATTCGGTTTTATTGTATCAGATAGTGTGGCCATATTATGCGACGCCCGGCGAACCGGGCGCTCCTGTTATGCGTATTGTTGGATGACGGTCAGAACGTCCGCCACGTTGTGTTTTGTCTCGATAATCCACCAGTTACCCGGGAAATCGCTGTTCTTTGCCTTCGCTGGCAGCCAGCGAGCGCCGAATTTCGCCTTGATTGCGTCTTTCGCACGGAAAAGAATGCCTTTCATGCCGGACGCCTCCTGAAGCCCAAATACCTCGCCAGCGGCGAATTTTGGTGCGTACATCATCTTCAGGTCGGCGGTGGATACGCGATAATTCAGACCAAGAGACTGAGCTATGCTGGTGGCATCACCCTGTATTGATGATAACTCTTCTTGTTTCTCGTTTCTGGCGGCAATTTCTTCCTCCGTGATGTTGCCAAGGGCCAGGTTTATCCGATCAGCGTCTGCCTGTTTCTCTTCATCGGTGCGCCCGGAAAGTACCGTGTTAATTCTGTGCAATATCTCCACATGGTTCTTGCGCATGCTGAGCAATTCCGGCGTAACCTCGTTAAGGTCCACCAGCCCAAGGATGGCAAGGTCGGAAAACATTGATACCAGGTTGTAGGTCATGCGATAGCTGAGTTGGCCATAGGCTGATGGCAACTGCACCGCATCCATTTTATAGGCATCCATAAATTTAGAGCCGTCGTTTACGACATCCGCAATTGCCGGTGTGATTTTTCCTGTGGTGGCGGCCTCCCTGATTGCTGTTACCCACGATTGAGTCAGCGCGGCAACTGCATGATTCAGATTGGCTTTCCGTTCTGCTGCAATGCGCGCACTTGCTGCGTCCATTGCCTGCTTGATCTCGTCTTTATTACTGTAAATGCCAATGGTGCCAAACTGTGCTGTGGTGATCTCATAATCTGACGCCCGGAACTCATTGGTACCGAAAATGGCATTGGTGACTTCAAGTTCTGAATCCCCGTTACGAGTAGCCCCCTGGCTTGTTTTCTCCGGCATTTTTGCGATCGCATCCGCTATGTTCTCCTGAATTGCTTCAGGGGATAGCGTATCTCCGTATGACGCGATTACATCGCCATAATTGGAACCAAACAGTTCAACCAGGAATGCTTCTGCCAAACGGACCTGGCGGTTATTCCCTTCCGACATCATACCAAGCACCCATTTTGCAATTGACGACTTCAGCGCTCCGTCACGGCGATCCGGATAAACCGCATGCTTCAGTGGATCAGTATAGGTACCAACAAAATCAATGCTGTAGCCTGACTCTGTAGTCTGGATGCCGTACGAGTCAGTGATTTTGATCATGCCGCGCTGCTGGAAACGGTAGAAATCGTCACAGGAAATGATGTCGTTAATCCCGGCGATGGAGACGCCACCACTGATTTTCTGTATAACAGCATCTTCATCGGGAGTTACATCAACCTGTTTATCCAGCGTCTTCACATCCCAGTTACCCGATTTGGTGCCTTTTAAGGTAAAGATGATCTCCACGTCTGCGCGCTGGCTGTCGAAGTCCAGCGACTTAATGCGAACGATATCACCGGCACAATCGTAGTATTGGCCTACACGCCATGAGCGATCGCCGATAACAAGGAACTCACTCGCATGGTTAACCAGGTCAGGATCAACATCCAGAATGCCTTTATTTATTGCATCCTCCACCAGCGGGCGCAGGCGTTTGATATCCGTCGCGGCCTTCTGAGTACGGTTCAATAATTTCTCATAGCGGGAGATGGCTTGAGAGATATTAGCCTTGCGCTGAATGGCGCTTTTCAACGACGCGCGATACTGTGCTAACAACGTACGGTCTGTGTGATGGACGCTACCCCAGCGGGCTTTCCAGTCTGCGTTATCAGCTGCTTTGGCCATTACCGCCTGTTTGAATTTAGCTACCTCGGCGGTGGTCTTTTCAAGTTCCGCTTTGCTTCGCTCTAATTCAGCGGTAAGTACCTCCACATCCTCACCAGCTGCGTGCTGCGCCTTGATGTAGTTCTGAATGTCGATAGTAGCCTGTTCTTTCTGGCGAGCGCGTTGCGCGGCTTTCGCCTTATCCATTTGAACCTGCATCATTGCCAGACGTTCGCCGTCATCCTTCGCGGTATACATCTGCATTTCGATCATATCATTGGCGTCGGCGTTCTCCATTTCTGACTTATCTGAACGGAGGATATCGGAGATCCAGCCTGCTTTACGCTTCAGCGTCTTCAGTCGATATTCATCGAAAGAACCCTTGCCGCAGTAGTAGTGAACGCGAACGCTTGCACGGTTGGAGCCAACTCGGGCACCGCGACCGTTACGCTGTGCGATACTGGCTGGTGTCCATGGCAACGTCAGATGATGGATGTCAGTCGTTCCTCGATGCAGGTTGATACCCACCTCTGCCTTTTTGTTGCAGATGATGATCGGAGTCCGGCCCTCCTGGAAGTCGGCAGCAATCTTTTCCAGCCCGCCCAGCGACATTTCATTTTGCTGCGCGATATAGGCGTCATACAGAGCCATTTGCTCGTTGTATTTCGCTATCTGTGCATCTGTTGGTTCATCCGGTAACTCTTTCGGCGGTTTAACCGCTTTCAGTTTCTTACCGGTTTTACCTGCCTCGGCAACCGTCTGAGCATTCAGGATCCCCACCTTTGAAGGTTCAAGGTTAAGAGCATTGCAGATAATGCGCTTGAGCTTCTGGTGCTGCGTTTTTTCATCGGTGAAGATGATTTGCTTACCTTCCGGAAAAAACTCCTTCAGCGTGGCGATCAGCTTCGCGTATTTGGGCGTAACGGGGTGAGTAACGGTCTGTTCGTCAATGCCAAACCTGGCCAGGCGCTTATTCACTTCCTGCTCGAACGCTTCCGGAACCTGCAACTGAATAAACTCGCCCTTATCTATCAGGGAGTATTGCGATTGCTGCGTGATAGAATCATCACTGTCGTCGTCTTCGCTGGTGGCTTGTTTAGGCAAACTGTCCGCCAGCTGCTGCACCGCATCGGCGTACTCCGGCAGGAAACGATAGGTGATCCGGCGATAGTACAGGTCCATGTCAGTACATACGCGGTCCATATCCCTGATTATTGAGAAGATCGGACGGGCTTTCTCGTGCTCAATCACACCGTCTTCATTGACCGAGGACGTTACGCCATTGTTGGCTTTGGCTGCCGCTTCCGCCTGCTGACGCAATTCTTCATACGCCGCCAGTTGTTCTTCAGTAAGTGGTGCATCCTGCTGGTGTTCGTCCAGCTCCGGGATCTCCACGGTATCCTTAACGTCTTCCGCCGTTTTAAGCGTTACCCAGCGATGGAATATACCGCGCAGCGCATCAAGGTTTTCAAAGCCCACCAGCGCCATTTTTTCTTCAACTTCACCGCTGATTTTCTGTACCGTTTCCAGCCTGGTCTTGCCGAAGAATTTAACGAAGTCATCAGGACCGTAGATCCCCATCTTCTGCCAGTATTCCTTCGGCAGAACATGAGAGAGCATGTTGTATGCATCGATCGGGGTGTTAACGACTGGTGTTGCAGTCAGGAGAACCGGTCCGCGCCCGCCATTCTTTTTCATCAGGTACGCGTTTTTGATTGCCATATCTCGCGCCGATTGCGCTACCGCGCTGGTGGGCAGATAGGCCAGCTGTGACGCTTCGCGACCATTTTTATAGCTATTGCGGTAGTTGTGGCCTTCGTCGGCGATCACGCTGTCGAAGCCCATATCTTCAAAGTACGGATACTTCTCTGCTTTTTCGGTACCGGTATCTGAATACTCCGACAATACCCGGCGACGCGCCGCCTCTTTGCGATGGGAATCGGAATCCATTGCGCTGGCTACGCGCCCGGCGGCAACGAAGTCATAAAGCATATCCTGTGCATGCTCATCCACGGTGTCATCACGTAGCGGAATGCGGGCGTATTGTTCTTTGGTAAACACGACTGCACGGTAATTTGAGTGCGGGATCGAGTTCATTCGCGCCGTGATAGTGGCTTCATCTGCCAGTTTAAGAGCATCACGCATCACTGGAGTGCCATCAGTACCAAGGACAGGTTTACCGTTCTCATCGAGTACCGGCACCTGGCGAATCTGATCGCCATCCATCAGCACATCAAGACCGACGAACAGGTAGTTACTGAATGCCTCTTCACTCAGGAACTCTTTTGCTTCGTAATACCAGTTTTCCAGCACTGATTTAGGCACTACATACGCAGTACGGGTGGAGCGACCGTTCTCATAGTTGAACGCCTCAAGCGCCAGCGCGGTCGTCGTTTTACCCAGCCCGGTGCCGAAGCCCAGGATGCCGCGCCCATCTTCAGACAGTCGTCGCACCTCGCTATTCTGGTAATCAAATGGCTGGCGCTTACCGCTTAATCCCTTCAACCCAAGCGGATCGCCAGAGTGTTCATACGGAATATTGCTATTGAAAACATCGTTGTATTTGGCAACCAGCTCATCGTAGCGATCGTGTGTCTTTATCCACTTATTGAACTGGTCCTCAAGCAGTGCCATCTGCTCGCGGTAGCCGTTCGCCGTCGCGCTATCTTTGCCACCGATACGCGCACCATTGAGATACTTTTCCAGCTGTGCCGGGAACCCGGTCGCGTTTTCACCTGATTTACGGTCCCACTCGTAGCGGATCTCGCCTGTTTCTTTATCCTTGCGCTGGACGACACCGTATCGGTGTCCGACGAACAGACCATCACCACCGTGATAGGTGTCAGAAACCATTTCGTCGCCTTCCAGCTGCACTGACTGCACATAGCGCAGATCCGGATAGCCGTTTTCCTGCAAAAACTCCAGGATGACGGAACGGTCAAACCAACGGCTATTGAGCTTAAACCGGATATTCTCTGCTGGCGTCTTGATGCGCTTCTCTTCGATCGCTGCCAGCTGATTAAGGACGTTGTTCTTTACTGGACCGTCGGGGAGCGTGGCGAGGAATTCCTGTTTTGGAGCCACTATCTCGTTAATGTCGCCGCTGGTGGCGCGGGCAAACGGAACAATCCCGCCATACGGTGAAACCGCAATGCCAGGGGTGCTAGCCAATAAATTAAGCAACTCGTCATCACTGGCTGGCAGTTCGCCGGTAAACGCAAGGCGGAAATCATCGAGCTGGATTGGATCGCGAGTGAGATCACTGTAGAGATAACGCAGGGTGTCCTGATAGCTGGTGGAGTCATAACTGGCGCTGGAATCATGCGTAACCAGCTTTCCTGTCAGCTCGTCAGAAATAGTGCCATCCAGCTTAATTGCACCACGGAAAGCAAACCAGGCGCGCGCACCGCTCCCCGATAATTTCGCTATCGGACCGCGACCGGGGTTACCAAAACGGTCAATCTCTGCCTGCAAACGGGATACCAGGGAAAGGCGCTGCTGTTCGATTTGTTCAGCACTATGCCCGGCGGCCTTCATATCCTGATATTCAATTAACATCCGGCCAATCATCGCCCCGCGATACAAGCGTTCACGGTATTTTTCAGGCTGGCTGTTAATCCAGTCCACCAGCTGCACCATATCGTCGCTGATTGATGTGGTGTACTTATCGCGGACATTTGCCATCTGGGTAAATGTCATGCCGAGACGGCCTTCTGTTGTAGTCAGGTTACGCTGAAGAGCCTCCCAGCTATCCGCGCCATAACTGGCAGCATCGATCTTAAGTTCCTTCCCGGCATCAGCTTCAATCCAGCGACCACCAGCATATTTTTGCCATACGCCATTAATCAGGCGCATTTCCCCTTCACCAACAACGTCTGCTGTCGGTGACGGTTCAGCCATATCGAGCAAAGACCAGTCGATACGACTTTCGAAACGATGAATCAGCTTCGCTTTAAGAGCCTGGTTATCAATCTGCCCGTCGGCACGAACCTCAATACGCCCCTGGAATCCCTTCTCCTGGGTGCCATGAACAAACCGGCGGCCGTCCTTTTCAAACCACTTGCCAGAAATAAACGTTGGCCAAAGCACATTTGCCGATTCAAGAGTGCCTTCATCCACCAGGGGGATTTTCTCAGCCATCTCCGCCGGATGTTTGCGCATCAGCACCACGTCAACGACCGTACTGGTCCCGTTTGCGTCAAAAGTACCGGTAGGCAAGCGGTGGGCACCAAGAAATTCAGCTTTACGGGATAGGCGCAGGCGCAACCGCTTCATGTTTGAACCTGAAACAATGGACGGCGGCACAATCACACACATGAATCCGCCTGGCTTTATCTTGTCCAGCATGCGGAGCATGAAGTAAGACCCCATATCCGTTTCTTCTGCGTAAGGCTTATCGATGTTGCGTGTGTTATCACGACCGCCGAACGGAACGTTACCCACAACATGGTCGAATGAATCGTTAGGTGTGCTTATAGCCAGCTGTTCGAACGGGGAAATCTGTACGCTGTCTTCCGGATGTAACAGCTGGTTTATACGACCGGAAACACTGCTGATCTCAGTCGCGGTCATCACCGTACCAACCGGTTTTGTCTCATTAAAAACGCCGGTGCCCGCCGATGGTTCCAGAGTGTTACCTACGTCCGCGCCATAGAGCTTCATGATCTCCCAGACGCCTTCAGCGATAGGCTTTGGTGTGTAATATTCGGAGACGGACCCGCCAATGCCGCCTTCACCGGTGTACCCAGCCAGGATCTGGCGCTGTTCATCTGTCAGTGTCGCGCCGTCCACCAGTGAATTAAGCAAATCTATCGCCTTCTGATTCGCCTCCCGGCGCAGTCGGTCATAGCTTTTGCCTTCCACCTTTTCCACGCCGTATCTAATCGGCGCTCGGTGAGATGTTATTGCCCTAATATATTTCAATATTTCGCTGACACTTGAACAGCGAAACACCCCCATAGATAGCTTGTTCATTGGTAATCCTTAACAAGTGACTAGTGTTAAATTCCGTTCAAACACGATGCGAATTATTCTAATTAAGGTGCAATCTTGGCAGACAATAAAATCACGCTATCCTCGGTCAGGAAGGCGCTGGCGGGGGTTTTTAAAGACAACGGAGAACGGGACAACATCCTCCTGTCCGCGCTGGCTGTGCACGGCGGAAGTGGGTATTTGTTTTCTCGCGCAGGGGCACCGGTACAACTGTCCGGCTTCTTAGGCGGCAAACCGGGCGATAGTGGCATGGCTGGCGATGGGCTGGTGGACGGAAGTCGCTTTATCTTTGATGAAGTTCAACTGCCGGAAGACCGCTTGCAACGCTATCCGCTACTCGAAGAAATGGCGGTTTACAGCACGATCGCCACCGCGCTGAACATCCATATTACGCACGCGCTCTCTTTCGATAAGAAGACCGGACAAACCTTCTCTATCGTGCCGGTACATAACGGAAACGATAGTGACTATGACGCCGCGCAGGCGTTGTGTGACGAGCTGATGAACGACATCGGGCGAACCATCAACAAAGAGGTCGCCGGGTGGGCATTTATCATGTCTGTATTTGGGGTGGCTTATGTCAGGCCATACGCCAAAGAAGGAATAGGGATCACGTCTTTTGAGTGCTCCTATTACACCCTTCCGGGCTTCATCAAAGAGTTCGAGGTCAGCGGCAACCTGGCGGGATTTAGCGGCGATTATCTGAAGGACGCGTCAGGGAAAATGGTTTTCGCCGATCCGTGGGCCATTATCCCTATGAAAATCCCCTACTGGCGGCCTAAGTCAAACCTTATGCCTGTGCACACTGGCCATAAGGCTTACAGCCTGCTGGATAATCCGGAAGAGCGCACGCCGATTGAAACCCAGAATTACGGGACCAGCTTGCTCGAATACGCCTACGAGCCGTACATGAATCTGCGTTCGGCGATCCGCTCGCTGAAGGCAACGCGTTTTAATGCGTCGAAAATTGACCGAATCATCGGCCTGGCGATGAATAGTCTGGATCCGGTAAAAGCAGCCGATTATTCACGCACCATTACTCAGACGCTTAAACGAGCAGCTGACCTGATGGAAAAGCGCGCACGCGGCGCGAATAACATGCCTACGGTGACCAATACCCTGCTGCCTATTATGGGCGACGGCAAGGGACAGATGACTATTGATACTCAGACCATCCAGGCTGACATCAACGGCATTGAAGACATTCTCACCTATATGCGCCAACTGGCGGCAGCACTTGGCCTCGATTACACCCTCCTGGGGTGGGCAGATCAAATGTCCGGCGGGCTTGGTGAAGGTGGATTCCTGCGCACGGCAATTCAGGCCGCCATGCGCGCCTCATGGATCCAGCAGGGCGTAGAAGAGTTCATTCAGCGGGCTATCGATATTCATCTTGCTTTCAAGTACGGCAAGGTTTACCCGGAAGGTGATCGCCCGTACAAAATCGAATTCCACTCCGTTAATACCGCTCTGCAACAAGAACACAACGATAACCGCGACTCGCAGGCGAACTACGCCACCATCGTTACGCAAATCCTCGATGCCGTCAGCAATAACAGCGTCCTCGCTAATTCCGATGCATTCAAACGTTACCTGTTCAGCGATGTGCTGGAGATTGACGAAAAAATCTCTGAAGCACTGGTGAACGAACTGAAAGCGAAAAGCGAGGACGACGATCACCTGATGGATTCCATCATCAAAACACCGCCACAGGAACTGGCGCAAATCCTTGAATCGGTCTTTAAAGAGGGAAACGATAATGACTGATGTTTTGAAAACGGTCACTGACCGCTTTTGTCTCTATAGCAATGCTCGAAAAGGTCGCCAGAACGGGCGACAGTATGTATTAAGCGCGGTAAAGACCATGCTTGAAAGCAAGGAAACTCAGGAAGGTTTACGCCTTGGTGAGCTTTTCGGCTATTACGGTCACGGTCGCCGACAGCTTACCGGTAAACTGGAAGTACCAGAAACCAGCGTGATCATGGTGGAAGGTCGCCCGGTCGTAATCGACAATGTTCCAGCGTGCCGAACAGTGGCTATATCTGTTGACGACAACGGCATCGTTACCCATACACAGGAAATTCTTAACACAGAGCCGGGTAAAATTGTCGCCGCGATGATCGAAAGCCGAGCTGGTGGCTGGAGCTGGGCCACTGGCGGGCGCGAGTCCGGGAAAATCGCTGTAACCACCAGCTTCCATGGTGTGGATTATGTGACAACGCCGAACTATATCAGTCTGGATCATCCTGCCAGCGCCGGAATGTTTGAAAGCGCGGATTCTAAATCTTTACTGGCAGAGTCCCTGGCGGCGCATGGGTACTCCGACGAGTCAGTGCAGGCCGTTATATCCCATTACGGCAAAATGGCTGAACTGGAAATGATGGTGGAGGCGACAGAGCGTACGGCAGAACTGGAAACTGCACTACTCGAAAGCCAGGGCCGCCACCTCGAAGCAATGGCCAAGATCGCAGATGCTGAAGCGCGAATCGCTTTGCTGGAGGAAACAGCGGGTATCCGCGATGATGTGCTGGCAGCGATGCAAGACGAACTGGATAACCTCCCAATCTTCGTCTCCGCAGCCCAAAAAGACGCATTCCGCCTCAAAGAACCTGGTGATGCAAAAATCGTTGCCACACTTTTCGAATCTCTGATCAAAGTTGGAGCACGCAACTTGCCTGTCACCAAGAAAATTAAGGAGGTTCCGCAAGCGGCTAACGTCCAGGCACCGCGTGAGACAAGCATCATCACGTTTAATAATTCAATCAATCCGTTTAAATAACCACCAAAAATAACCCCGGCGGCTGCCGGGGTTATCGTTAACTATTATCGCCTTCGTCTGCGTGCCATATATTTGCGCACCGCGCGACGTGGGCAATCTGAAGCGGTTTCTTTCTGCTGCATCAATCTTGCAGCCATGCTCAAAAATGTCAGGCACAGCCGAAGCCCGGCATATAATAGCGGTTCCAGTGGCCACGTCTCATTGAGCACATATACCGCCATGAAAATCGAGTCAAAAACTATCGCCGCCAGCGATAACTTCATTGTCGAAAGTCGGCGGAGCTGCCGGAGTTTATTCATTGACAAGCCCCGTCAGGCAAAGCTGGCGTTCTTCTTCACGGCGAATCTTTAACCCGGGCAGGGGGACGCCGTTACTGTTCACAAAATCAGGGAGATGGTTACACATATTCACCCATTCCCCTTTCTGCGCCCACTTGTGGATGGACGTTTCGACTCGCATGCCTCGCGCTTTGCTGTAGTAGGTCCGTAAACTATTGCATCCCATATTGAATGCCGCGCTTGTCATTGCGCTGAAGGCATTATCGGGCATGTCTTTGCCCCGGAAGTGCTGGTTAATACAGCGTTCAGCGATCAGGATATTCTTTTCCCAATCAGCGGCGATTTGCTGGTCGGTTTTTCGCACGCCAGGCGTTACCCCGTGTGTATTACCGATCCCGTCGGTCCATACACCCGCCGGGCACTTGTATGGATCACGTCGGCAACCTTCAGCGTTTCCGATAAGCTCAAGCCCCGCCTGGTTGGTTCGCACATTGCCATTATCCATCACGATGGTAATCATCATCGCGATAGCGCAAATTGCACCGCCTCCTGCGGCTGTTTTTCCCTTCATAAAGACCTCATAAGCGAATTTTTTACGCTCCAGGACAAACACCCATTTACAGCCAATACCGACTGACTCGATCCCTTTAGAAGGCACAGGATAATGCAAATCACTTGTTAGCTACGTTTCAAAGATATACATTATTGCTCTAATTAATTTATTTTATTAGGTAAGATAAGTGGCACAACGCGGTGTAAACAAAGTCATCCTGATTGGTACCCTGGGGCAAGACCCGGAGATCAGGTATATACCAAATGGCGGCGCGGTCGGAAGACTCAGCATCGCAACGAATGAATCATGGCGCGACAAGCAAACGGGCCAACAGAAAGAGCAAACAGAATGGCATAAAGTCGTTTTGTTCGGAAAACTTGCTGAAATTGCGAGTGAGTATTTACGAAAAGGTTCTCAGGTCTACATCGAAGGGAAACTTAAAACCCGTAAGTGGACAGATGACGCCGGTGTAGAACGTTACACGACGGAAATTATCGTCAGCCAGGGCGGCACCATGCAAATGATCGGCGCTCGCCGTGACGATTCACAGTCCTCAAATGGCTGGGGGCAATCAAACCAACCTCAAAACCACCAGCAATATAGTGGTGGCGGTAAACCTCAGAGCAACGCCAATAACGAACCTCCAATGGACTTTGACGACGATATTCCGTTTTGAATGTGTAAAAAACGACTGAAAGAAAAGCGGTGGTCCAGACGCCGACAAAAGCACGAACTCGCAAACAAACGCCAAAGTTGGCAATGGCACGCGCTTTTAACGAATAGAACACCCCGAGATATTGCTTTCGCTGGTGGGAAAACATTCCTAACCAACCTGAAGGCGCAATACATCAGTTTTTAAGCAGAGAAAAGACTATGACAGCACAAAATACTAAAACCATTCAATACCGCCTACGTAATGGCCAGAGTGTCGAAGTGACCATCAATAATGATGGAGTGCCAGGCGAAAAGGTTTCTATCTCTGATCTGGCTATCGAAAAAACCATCATGTGCCACCTTGGCTTTACTGAAGAAGTGAGCAAAAAGCATGGTGTAGCAATCTGGATCGCAATGGATACTGGTATGCGCAAATTCATTACTGCTCGTACCCCAGGGATGACCATGATGGACCTCATGCAGATTGCGCCGCTGTTTGAATGTGAGCCTTTAGATGTATTCAGCAATCCAGCTATCTGCCAGCAGTTATATGGTGAGATGAAACTCGCGGTTACCCCCATTGTGCTGCATGAAGGATCGCTTGCTGGCGTGTGGAAAGTGGAGCGTATTTCAAGCTACATGCCTTTCCATGTCAACGGCGTAATCACTGGTGAAAATCAACCTGTTTCCGTTATAAAGACAGACCTCAAGCGCGCAATTCTTGAAGCAAGTTGTCGAGTTGTCGGCCTGGGCAAACAGTCTTATGTTTCCTTCCCGGCTGGCCCTGAAGGCCCGGCAGAAATTCTGATTATGGATGCCGATCTGCTATGGCAAATACAGTTTCTGATTGGCAAAAGCATCATCCGCGCTGAAGAACTCGATCAGTACATTACCTGCACGATGACGGATGAAGTCAAAAGTGTGGCTATAGCCAATGCCCGGAACCTATGTCGTGCTGCATTAACAGAACTGCAAGAAAACACCACGGAAGAGGTGGAAAGTGATTAATCGTATACAGAATGAATCTGCCTGGTTAGCACTGATAGAACGGTATAAATACAATTGGGAACTGGCAGCAAAAGAGTTGCTTGATATTGAGTTAACACCTCATCAAGCAAAAATTATTAACGCGATAAAGAACACCGGAGCCAAAGTCACTGCCACCACACCACATGGTATTGGGGAAACCTCTATTGTGGCAGTGATTAGCATCCTGCAAACAATACTGTATTCGTGTTCCCGTACAGTGGTTGTTTCTCCTGCGATTAACGATAGTCGAAAAACAATAATTGACTATATGTTCCGTTATTGGGAGCGAGTTACCCAAAAACACCCTTTTCTTGGCAATTATTTCAGAATACACCCTGACAAAGGGTTGGTGCATATCAGTGAAACATGGGGATGCGTCTATATAACCTATTGTCTGAATAACGAAGAGTCTCTGGCTGGTTTTACTGGACCGCACGATCTTTTCATCGTTATTAACGCGGCAGAAATCAGCGACCGCGCTCATGCTGTGATAACAGGCAATTTGACCGGTTATGATTCGCGCCTGCTGTTGCTGTCGAAACCATCGGAACGAGAGAAAGGGTATTTTTATGATTCGCATCACCGGTTGGCCCATAGTGAGAACAATCCTGCTGGTATTTTCACGGCGATAACTCTCAGCACAGAGGATTCACCTCTCGTTTCTGAAGCATATCTTGAATTCAAAGCCAAAGAGTTTGGTGGGCGCAATAGCGATGAATATCGTCGATTGATCTTGGGGAAATTCCCCGGGATTCGGGAGTTGATGGAAAAGTCATCTGTTCCCCGTAATATGCACTTCACAATGACTGACGGTAGTAAATGGGTAGTGCCTACGATCGTGATCGCCAAACACCATGCGAAACATCACGCTCAAAAACACAACTCCAGCACATTAGACTGGCTGAAGGCCTATACAATACCGTTATTCTCGGCAAACCATAACGCTATAACTGAATGGGCTAAACAAATCCCCTGGCAGGATGTGGCTGAAGAGGCATTTGTCGAAAAACCACCAAGAGATTTGCACGAGCACTGTTGGCTGACATCAGAAAAGAGCTTCTCGTGAGGTAAAAATCCCGCCGATTGGCGGGATTTCTTCAATATACGATCTGGTCTACATGATCACCAAAATCATCGTCGTCGTCCTCATCGCCACCATCTACTGCTGGCCAATCAACAAACCAGCCAGCGTAAAGATGCAGCGTTCGGAGAACATCACTTGCGGGAGCATCAAGGGTGTTAACGAATCCCATATAGCTATTGGGATTTGCTCCAGCTATGGCTTCAGCGATCATGTCCTCGGTAATGTCACCGGAGATAATGCTTAAACGCCCGGAAACTTCTTCATTATCATCAAATTCGATAATGGCATCTCCGCCTAATGGCGCTGCGATTTTAATCTGCATTATTTAGCTCCTTTGCCACACCTAATAACAGTTCCAGCAATCCGTCACCATTCATCAGTGATGCGGCAGCGGCCTCTTTGTCATGATACAACTGAAGAGCCATAGAGAACACTTCCGTTGCTGACGTTTTGGAAATTGTCGGAGATTTGTGTCGAAATTTACCAGAATTACTCACTGAGACAGGCGGGTATACCTTCGCCATATAAATATCACTCAATCGAGATCTGAAGCACCATTCAGGCTTGCCACGCCCACCGATATTAACGAAAGATGGCTTATCCCCTTCAACATTGGCCTTCAGGAATGACCTGGCTTTCTCTAACAAACCCGGGTTACTGTACTCAAGATGATGACCCAGCTCGTGCCACAGTGCATTTGCATTTTCATCGTGCAAATCGACAGCAACAACACCATTAAGATTTGCATACGCCCTACCCTTGTGGTGAATTACCCTTGATAAGGTTGATATTTTCCCGCCGGTCAGGCGATAAATATCAGCAAGTTCCTTGCGCAGGTCTATTCCACCATTCTGTCCAGCGCGGGCTTCTTCCACTTCTTCCGTGATAAAAGAGTCGGCCCACTCAAGAGCTTTTTCTTCTGATACGGATGAGTTGGCGATCGCACTGTTCATGGCAGATAACACTTTCTCGTAGACCGAATCCATACTACGCTGATTCATTTGCCAGCGTTTCTGCGGGATATATGAAAATCGATTGAGTAGCTGGTTAAGCTGCTCAAGTTCTTCTTCACTGACATGCTTTTTAGCCTCACCAATAATGCCAGGGAGAATATTGCCGTTAGGATTAAACGCTCGCGAAAGGAAGAGTTTCAGTGCCCCCATGCCCTCCGATGCTTCAATATCACCAATAACCCGGTTAACAATGCCCGCACTCTTCGGATTAGCATCCGCCAACGCTCTGGCTACGATTTGCAGGGACGATACGACCTCACGCTGCATATCAGTCCTGATCTCATCAATAAACTCTGGCGTTATGCCGTGCTCTTTAAGGATATCCCGGCCTTCCGCCGTTACCCCATCGATATCACCGACATGTTTATTAACACGACTTTGCAATGCCTTAAATGCCTTCAGAATCCCACGGGCATCATCCGCTTTACTAACGGCCTTCCTGAATGCTGGCAAGAAGTCTGAGTTAACCTCATTTTGTTGATCGGCCCACTGAATGGAGGCATCTTTCATCTCGTCCAGAGTCAGATCACCCAACGCGGTATGGTCTGTGAATATGAGCGACAGCCTCTGAACCATTTCTGCCAATGGTGATGCCGAATGCGCCGCGCTAAGGAATGCTTTCACCCTGGTTGGGCGAATGGAAAACCAGTCAATAGCTGGTGGCATATCTCCGTTTTTTATCGCCTGCGCTATCTCGTCAAAGCCATCGCGCCCAAGGGAGGATGCGTGATTTAACAATCCGCGAAGTAACGAATTGCTGATACCGAATAATCGGCACCATTTTTTCACGTCGGCAACAGGCATTCGGACAAAATGCGCAAGCACTTGTACAAGCTGCTCATCCTGGGGATCGGTGCGGGATAGCAGCCTGATCAGATGAATAATGTCTTTGATGCCGGATGCCCGATGTAATAGCAAACTGGTATATGGAGCAACACCGTTGTAACTACCGCCGGAAACGGACTCGAAAAGACCGCCGGATATCCCTTGCATGCCTTCGTTTTCCAGTTCCTGAGACACCTGGCGAAGGATCTCCTGTAACGACACATCACCACCGCCAAACATATCCCCCAGCGCCTGGCCCTGGTGCTGTAACTCATCATTGATACGTTGAGCCATCAATTTAAAGGCGGTGGCCATACGCTTCGCGCTACGGTTATTCGCGACGATGAACAACGCGAGAGCTTTCACTTCCGGGGCTGTTTCGCTGAACATATCCCCCTGAGCAATAACATCGGTAATATGTTGGCCTGACTCCTTCGATTGCCTTACCAGGTCTACCGCATCTTTCAATGCCGCCAGCGCCTTTTTATCGAGGCTATCAGCTGTTTCAATGCCATCAACGATGGTTGTCACAGCCTGCTTGTGCGCTTCTCCTGATAAAGCCTGCATCTGGACAAAATCATTGGCCGCCGCATTAAGCGCCGTCAGAACATTACGCATATCCGGATCAGGTTCTTCTGCAACCATCCTTACCAAGCGCGCATCCTTATATGCCTTGGCAAAGATCGCGTTTTGTATCCGGTCAACAAGTTGCCGTGTTGGTCGCCCATCTTCAGTTACAAGTCCAGCCGCCTGTGTAGCACCAACTTGCGTCATGAATCCGCGAATAAACGCGTCATTACTGCGGCTAAGCAGATCTCCGCTTTCTGACGGGTTAAAAAGCGCCATCATCGCCGGTGTTATGCTGTCGGCATCAACAAAAGCCTTTTCACTGGCTGCCATTTCCTGAAGATCAGAAATATTTGAGTCCTTGGCAAACTGAACGCGGTCAACCTTAGTTAACCGGCGGCGCACCAGTACCGGAGCCGTCATTGATTCGACCTTTTCAGGTCGTATGCCGAATTCGGTCGCATGATCAATCAGGTACTCACGATACCGATCCGCATTGCCGTCCTGATAGGCTTTGATGATCCCCATGGTCCGTCCATTACCTGACTCAACGGCATTGTCCTCACCAATTATCGGCGCACCATGGCTGGATAAACCGGAATCAGTAAGCTGAGCAGGCCGCAAATCTTTGGATATCTGGTTAACCTGAAGAAGGCTGGATGCGCGGGTCCGGTCGCGCGGCTGAAGTTCCTGGGGATAGTCAGGATTAATTTTCCCATCCAGAGTATTGGATACCAAAAGAGCTGAGGCATCGACGATATCAAACGCTGTTTTTACCTCGTCTCCCTTCGCTGTCACCACATACGAAACCCGCCCATAATCGGGCAGGTTCTTAAGCAGCTCGATCAGCGTTTCTATGCTGGTGGCCATTACCACCTGATCGCTTAAGCTCATCCCTGTTACGCCTTATGCTGCCTCTTCAATGTTGGCGGCTATCCATGCCGCCGTGTGCTGTTTAACCTGGTCCAGGTCGATGTATGTGCCAACATATTGACTCAAGTCCTGCAAGGTACCGATAAATGCATCTGTGCTCTGATCGACGAATTTATCAGCCAGGAAATCAGCAACCAGTTTTGGCACACCATCATGTACCGAAGGTTGTTTTTCCTCGCCACTACTGCCGCCGGACGCGCCGTACCCCATCTGTTGCATGATCTGGTCAATTTCATCGCTGATATCCAGCAACTCCATGCCACTCGCGGTAGCCGCTTTGGACATCAGAGCATCCAACTTATCGCTGAGATCCATTAACTCAATAGCTGATAGTGTCATGCCGCTACCCCCGCTTTCTGGATTGCTACCAGCAGATCAGCCAGGTGGCGAGCAGCGCCATTAACCAGCTCTTCGTTTTCCTCAAAACGTCCGGCAGCCTGAAGGGCTGCAATCGCTTCCCGGACATTGCCCCGGGCGTTACGGATCTCCGCCATGTCAGTGCTTTGCATATCCATCACGTTATTGAGATATTCAATGGCTTTATTAGCCTCTGCATCTGCTTCGCTAACCGTTTCATCAGGCTGTGCCGGGGCCGGTTCTGGCTGAGTAATCTCACCGACTTCGGCCTGCAATGCATTGATCATGCTCTGCACCATTTTCTCGGTGCCAGCGCCCCCCGGAAACGCAATATTGGGGAAAGTTTTTTGAAACTGAGTCTTCAGCATTACGCGGAACTCGTCTGGTGAGCTGGTGGCCAGCTCCAGAGCTTTTTGTGCATATTTGCCAAACGGACCATTAGTAAGTGTCTTCGCCAGGAAGTCGAAAGAATCCTCGCGAGGCAATAACTTCAGGTCGTACTCACTCATTTGCTGATCAGAAAGCGGGGTATCGTAAGTAGCAATGCCGTAGCGTGCATATTCATAATACGGGTCACCTTCATCAGGGCGCGGCAGAATTGCTTTGTTACCTTCAGGTATTGCGCCAGGGGCCGCCGGACGCATTTGCAGGGCATATCGATATGCACCTACAGAGACTTCTGGTTCAGGCGAAGAGCTACCGGTATCCTCCGCTGGTTCAGGTTCGACGTTTTCCGGTTTATGTTCTTCTGGTTGGACCAGATATTCCGATACATTACCCGCTTTATAGGCTTTAAACAGCTTGCCGATCGCTTCTGCCATGTCCACACCCTGTATGGATTTAGCCTTGATCATGTATACGCTGCCATCCGGATCGGTTAACTGGATATACCCTTCGCCATCCCCAATGAATTGCTTCATTGATGCACCATTACTGAGCGTCGCTTCCCCGTCCATATGCATACGATTTTTGATACTGGCAAGGCGATCCGTCAGCGCGCGAGAGTGCCCACCAGTCATCCCCGCAGGAGCAATGGTATCGCGCCCACCAGTGCGATTGAGCTGATCAATCTCCGCCTGCAAACGCTCATTTTCTTGATAAAGAGAATCCGCTTCCGAAGCAACCGCGTTAATTTTCTGCTCCAGATCTACCTTCTGCCCTTCTACCGCTGCCACCTGATCCGCGAGGTCGCTCATGGCATCCTCTTTCTGGTCACTGTCAGCCTGTAGTTGGGTTATTTCATCAACCAGGGCTTTTTTCTTCTTCTGCGCACGCTGGAATTTTGCCGAGTTTTTCTCTGCAAGGTTGGCAAGTTTCATGGTGACCTGCGCCAGCGTCATATCACGTCCACTCATCGGAGCAACGGTGTGAGTAACGTCTTTTTTATTCAGTAAGAACTGGAAAGCAACCAGCGTATCGCTATTGGTGATCCGGTTTTCCGCTGTCGGGCTATGAAACAGAATGCTGATAGTCTGACCATCACTGAGCGGAATAATGGCTGGCAGGACCGGCAGCCCGTTAACGTTCCGTGCCCGGCCAATTTCAGCACCGCCGATCGCGCGCGCGCCGCTCTGGGCCACATCCCCCGTTTTATCACTCCCCGCAGAGATTCCGGTGCCATTCAGCTTCTGGTTCAATGCCCGGACAAATGCCTGCATGGTCCGGTGTAACTGCAAACGAGTAGAACTAATCGCCTCCAGTAAATCCGTAGCACACCAGTGGATCGGCGTGTCATAGAAGAACGTAGCCTCGATTTCCTCCATGGTGTTGGATTCCGTCATCAGATAGCGGTCCTCACCGGCCATTAATGCGCGATATTCATCATCAGTCACTGGCGGGGGAAGCACGTCAAGCCCAGGCTTGATCGTCACCCCTTTATTGATATTGAACTGTTCCATGTTAATTTCCTGCTTTCAGTTGCTTAAGACGACGTTTGAGTTCGCCATTCCGTGCCTTTTCGTTATTGAGTCGGCCCGTCTCCTTATCCAGCTTCGCCCGCAAATCAGTGATCTGCTGTTGATTGAAAGACACCGAATTCTGTGCGGACTTATAAGCGGCAACCACCTGAGCATTCCGCTGTTTTGCCTCTTGCAGGCGCTGAAAGTTGGATTTAACTGCCGGTTTCTTGTCTACCGGATTGGCAACACGCTTCGCTTTGGCGATCAGTGATTTCTGGAATTTTGCGGAGTTTTTGCGGGCCGCCTGTCCCATGACGGTACCAAGCGTCTTGATATCCGGCGACTGAGCGTTAGGAATAGATTTTCCATTCAGTTTCACAGACGATATATCGCCAGTATCGTTTACCTGTATGGCAAGAATTTGTCCGTCGTTAAGAACCAGCTTTGCGGTTTTAACTTTAACGCCATCTTTCGTTGTTGCTCGGTTGCTGGAGTCAACCTCAATTACCGTAACACCGGTTTTATTGATCGCCGCGATAAGGGATTTCAGCCCCTTTTCATTAACCTGGTCAAAATCGACCGTTGCATACTTATTTTTCGTCATCTGACACATCCTGTGCGAGATTTATTACGTAACTTCTGCGGATTTGCTGAGTAACAGGGAAAATCCGATACAACGGGTTAATGAACGAGTCGCCATGCGTAACCATGACGTTGAAATGCCACAGTCGCTCTCCTTTACCCATATATTCAGTGGGTATGTACAACCATTCACTGTTTTCGCCCTGTTCAGCCGACGTCAAACAACGTTGTTCGCCTTCAATCACTGTCGTCGGCTTCTGAACATCGCGGATCCAATATCTGACCGTTGCGCCGCGCAAAAACGGGAATTTAGACCGGTATTTGAACGGCACCCGGATGAAACCCGGTTTAATTTCCACATCACCAAGTTCTAAATGCGTGATGTCCTTGCGTTTTAGCAAATAGCGATCGGCTAAGGCTAACGCAAGAACGCATACACCCCAGCCAATCATTTCCCGCCTCCCTTTTTCACCAAACTTGTAAGAACATTCAGAATGCTATCGATATTCACTCGTTTCATCCCTGAAATCACCTCATGACCGTTATTGCTGGCTATCGTTACCATTAAGTACGTAATTGATAACTCCCAGCCTTCGTGTTGCCCCAATAGGTACGCCACCGCGCCAGCTGTCACTGCAACAAAGATCTCCGTAACCAATCCCAACAAATTGCCAGACTGGCGACCATCTCGGACATCCATCAGGAACGTGCCTATCCCACCAATTACTGAAAGCAGGAGCGCAATAGCAACTGGAGCTAATTCCTGTGTGTCAAGCACAAGTTCCCTCCTACGTTGTCAGGAGGTAATGGTATGCAAAGTAACTTCTCAACCGGTTATGTTGCATAAGAGACTTACCTATTCAACCGACTTTTGGAACCTTCAATAATAAGCCTGCTATTGGCGCTGAAAATAAGAACCATGCAGCTCTGAAGGCTTTCATTCATGTCCTTATATTCCGCGAGATACATGCCAATAAAGCCAGCAAGTACGGCGGAAATACATTCGGCCAGCAATTTCTTGCATGAAGACTCGTAACGGTTTTCACATAGCCCACTCAAATACGAATACACCCCACCAAGAAGGGATAACATCACGATATGTACATAAAATGTCATTTTTTACCTATACAACAGTAAGTTGAACAACATTTGAGAACGGTATGCACTTTGTGATTTCCACACACACACTGGTTTTGTTAATTAAAACCTGTAGCTTGCAATAAATAACGATAGTGGGCAGAAAATATGCTAATAGGCTATGTACGCATATAGACAAATGAACAAAACACAGCTATGCAGTGAAAAGCACTTGAAAGCGCAGGATGTGAGCTAATTTTTGCGAATAAGGCGAGCAGCAAAAAGGCTGGGCACCCTGGGTTAAAAAAGGTTCTGCGTATGCTTTCCAGAGGTGATACCCTAGTCTCGGACTAGGGACAACATTTCGAGGACAGTTTTCATTAGCGGTCAGCAGGCGCTAGATACATCGAATTGATGTGCCGCGCGATAAATGTACCTATTCTATCAAGATAAATTACACCGACGCGGCATTAGAATTACAGCTCAGATTGAGTTTGGCGCTTCTCTACAGGATGATAACGATAAATCGTCGATACACCGATATCGTAAATAATTGCCAACTGTTTCCTGCTGTAGCCATTTTCGATCAACCTCGCTATTTGCTCATGTTGTTCTTTTGTCAACTTCGGGCGACGTCCGCCAATGCGTCCCTGTTCGCGTGCAGCTGCCAGTCCGGCCAGCGTTCTCTCAACAATTAGTTCACGTTCCATTTCTGCTAAAGCCCCCATGACGTGAAAAAAGAAACGCCCCATGGGTGTTGATGTGTCAATACTGTCTGTCAGACTACGGAAATTAACACCTTTTTCCCGCAACTCCTCTATAAGCGTGATAAGGTGTTTCATACTTCTGCCAAGCCTATCCAGCTTCCAGACAACCAGCGTATCTCCTTCTGATAACGTTCTGAGCAGCTTTTTCAAGCCTGGTCTGGCTGACTTTGTTCCGCTTATTTTATCTTCAAAAATCAGTTCACATCCTGCGCAGTTCAGTGCATTTCTTTGTAAATCTGTGTTTTGGTCATTTGTTGACACACGAATGTAGCCAATTTGCATGAAAAACAACCTCTTTGTTTAGTTAAAAATACATCGTTGGTATAGGTAGGGATTAAGACTAAAACGTTGGTTTGGGGGAAGGCTCAGCATTGCCCGTTGGCGTGCCCGTTCCGTGGCCCTTAGAAACACCGCCAACGGGGTGGCTGAAATGTAACGGAGCAGCATTTTCTTCTGAAATGTATCCCAGACTGGCAAGGGCTTATCCCACCAATAAATTACCGGATTTACGCGGTGAATTTATCCGTGGCTGGGATGATGGGCGCGGGATTGATGCGGGACGTACCCTGCTTTCAGGGCAGGATGGTACAAGTTTTTCTCATTACGGAGGTAATTTCGACATTGGGTCTGGTCATTCAATCAATAACTATGACCAAATTGTTTCTAACCAACCAGGCTTTTCCCGTTTTTCATTTGCAGGGCCTTCACGAGGTGATGGGGTTAATTATGTAACCATTCGTCCTCGAAATATTGCGTTTAATTACATCGTAAGGGCAGCATGAAAACGTTGGTTTGGGGGAAGGCTCAGCATTGCCCGTTGGCGTGCCCGTTCCGTGGCCCTTAGAAACACCACCAACGGACTGGCTGAAATGCAATGGTGCAGCATTTTCTTCTGAAAAGTACCCAAAACTGGCAAAGGCTTACCCGACAAATAAATTGCCTGATTTACGCGGTGAATTTATTCGTGGCTGGGATGATGGGCGTGGTGTGGATGCCGGGCGACAATTATTATCTTCACAGGGGGATGCAATAAGAAATATTGAGGGGTTCGCAGATGGTGGGACCGGCATGTCTTTTGATGCAATCAGAGGGGCTTTTTATGATGCAGGAACACGATCTGCGAGAATGCCGAATAACACAACTGATATAGGCAAAACCGATGACCTTGGATTCGACGCCTCTCGTGTCGTGCCAACAGCTAATGAAAACCGTCCTCGTAATATTGCCTTTAATTATATCGTAAGGGCGGCATAAAAACGTTGGTTTAGGGGAAGGCTCGGCGCTGCCCGTTGGTGTACCCGTTCCTTGGCCCTCAGCCACACCGCCAACGGGGTGGCTGAAATGTAACGGAGCAGCATTTTCTTCTGAAAAGTACCCAAATCTGGCAAAGGTTTACCCCACCAATAAATTGCCGGATCTACGGGGCGAATTTATTCGAGGTTGGGATGATGGACGAGGTGTGGACAATGGGCGAGCATTATTAAGCAGCCAAGAGGCTACAAACTTTTCTCAGCGTGCCGGAAATATAGGTGATGGTGCAGGGCACGCAATTAATTTTCATGATGGCATCGTCGGAAATCAGCCAGGATTTTCACGATTTAATTTCACCAGTAACTCTGTAGGTGATGGTATAAATTTTGTTGCTGTCAGGCCGCGAAATATCGCATTTAATTACATCGTAAGGGCGGCATAAAAACGTTGGTTTGGGGGAAGGCTCAGCATTGCCCGTTGGCGTGCCCGTTCCGTGGCCCTTAGAAACACCGCCAACGGGGTGGCTGAAATGTAACGGAGCAGCATTTTCTTCTGAAAAGTACCCAAAACTGGCAAAGGCTTATCCCACCAATAAATTACCGGATTTACGGGGAGAATTTATTCGCGGTTGGGATGATTCGAGAGGGATTGATACAGGGCGTTCATTGCTAAGTGGTCAGACAGCAACATTTATTCGTACAGCTTTGCAGGATTATTACGGTTACGATCTGAATACTAATGTCAAAGTAGGTATCGCTTATGCTACTGCTGATTCTGTTATAACAGTTGGAAACCCTGCTAATCCTAAAGCAGGAAATAATAGCGATTATGTTCCAGCATCATCAGATAACTCCATAACAGGCACTCAAAGGACGGCAGAGGATAATTTTACCGGGGCATGGATATCAATGCGCCCCCGCAACGTTGCTTTTAATTACATTGTAAGGGCCACATAAAAACGTTGGTTTAGGGGAAGGCTCGGCGCTGCCCGTTGGTGTGCCCGTTCCATGGCCCTCAGCCACACCGCCAACGGGGTGGCTAAAATGTAACGGAGCAGCATTTTCTTCTGAAAAGTACCCAAATCTGGCAAAGGTTTACCCCACTAATAAATTGCCGGATCTACGGGGCGAATTTATTCGCGGCTGGGATGACGGGCGGGGGATTGACTCTGGCCGCAATTTATTATCTGCACAGAATGATGCAATTCAGAATATTGTTGGTTCTTTCGGGCGTACTCAGCTTTTTAGAGATGTACTTAGTTCAGGGCCATTTAGTCAACATGGTCAAGTATTATCTATAGGCCTAAAGGAAACGGAAATTATTGAGGGTTATGGCGCTTATAACTGGACATTCGACGCCTCTCGCTCAGTTCGTACAGCATCTGAAACCCGCCCCCGTAATATTGCGTTTAATTACATCGTAAGGGCAGTATGAAAACGTTGGTTTGGGGGAAGGCTCTGCGTTGCCCGTTGGCGTGCCCGTTCCGTGGCCCTTAGAAACACCACCAACGGGCTGGCTGAAATGCAATGGTGCAGCATTTTCTTCTGAAATGTACCCCAAACTGGCAAAAGCCTACCCCGCAAATAAATTACCGGATTTACGGGGAGAATTTATTCGCGGCTGGGATGATGGGCGCGGGGTGGATGCGGGACGTGCTTTATTGAGCATTCAGACAGGAATGCTGGAAAAGCACCGACATATTGTTGTAGCCAATGATGGTTACGACACAAAAGATGAATGGGAGCTGGCGACAATTTTCAAAAAAACATACACACAAGGACGGGGGCTTGATGCCTCAAATACAGGAGGGAATTTGATTCCATCACCGACACTTCATTCTCGAGGGAGTATTGGGAATACTGGCGGGAGTGAAACCCGTCCACGAAATATCGCATTTAATTACATCGTAAGGGCAGCATGAAAACGTTGGTTTAGGAGAAGGCTCTGCGCTGCCCGTTGGTGTGCCTGTTCCGTGGCCCTCAGCCACACCACCAACGGGGTGGCTGAAATGTAACGGAGCAGCATTTTCTTCTGAAAAGTACCCAAATCTGGCAAAGGTTTACCCAACGTTAAAATTACCTGATTTACGCGGTGAGTTTATCCGTGGTTGGGATGATGGGCGAGGGATTGACACTGGTCGCTCTATTTTAAGTGGGCAAGGATATGCAACGGAGGATCATGCTCACGGATTACCGTCAAAATCAACCGTAGCAACTGACAGCTCAATTAATTTCTACTTTGACGAGGCATGGGCTACTAGTGGTAATACAGGAGTTATCAGATGGGGGAACACAAGCGATGCAGGATTGCCAGCCCCTAATTATGGAACCTTTAAAACATATAAACAGTCCGTAGCTAATTTAGGTACTGCTGGCTTAGAAACCCGCCCTCGTAATATTGCATTTAATTATATTGTGAGGGCGGATTAATTATATCAACTGGCTGCAGAAAGTTGTTTTTCAGGCCAGTTGAGATCTGGTGCCGTGGTTAAATCCATCGCGTTCAGCTCGTCTATATAATCTAGCACGGAGTTAAGCTGTGTGGTTTCGGCCTGTGTCAACTTCCGTCCAGCCTGTAATTTCAACTGAATCAGACTAATGGAAGCCATCGCAGTATCAATCAATGACTGACGTTTTGTTTCTGCTGCCTCTACAGCTGCACTATGTTGAGCCTCAGTATCAACCACCCATTTCTCTCCATCCCATTTGTCGTATGGTGTTAGCGGGGCGATAGTGGTTGTATTTTCCGGATAGTCACCCAACACCGTGATTTCTTCGGGATTCCCAGTGTCAATGCTATAGACAGTTTCGCCACGATGATCTGGCACATACTCCCATGAACTTAAATCCTCTGAACGGAGAATCGCATAACCTGCTTTATGTGAGCCTGGAGCATCCAAACAAGAATTTGCCGGAATACCAACGCCAACAGCAAGATATTCAGTTGATGCAGAAATATATTCCCGATTACCACCATCATAGTTATAAACGATAATGTTTCCTGCCTGTATGGCTATAAGTTCGCTATTTAATATCGCATTATCCATTATGCTGCTCTCACAATATAATTGAAGGCAATGTTACGTGGGCGGGTTTCATTCCCCCCAGATAACTCCGTTCTGTATTGACTGGTAAATTTACCATTAATCGCTCCTTCTTGGACGGCGTTATCTGTCGACAACAGACTATCCCCCCCTCTGTCATTTGGCACCAATACCGTGTTATCCCACGCGTCCCATGACCGAATATTATGATAATGACTTCCTGTTAACCACCCCTGTATGCTTAAGATGCCCCTTCCCGCATCCACACCTCGCCCATCATCCCAACCACGGATAAACTCACCGCGTAAATCAGGTAATTTTAACGTTGGGTAAACCTTTGCCAGATTTGGGTACTTTTCAGAAGAAAATGCTGCTCCGTTACATTTCAGCCACCCCGTTGGTGGTGTGGCTGAGGGCCACGGAACAGGCACACCAACGGGCAGCGCAGAGCCTTCTCCTAAACCAACGTTTTTATTCCGCCCTTACGATGTAATTAAACGCAATGTTACGAGGACGGTTTTCGTTTGCAGTTGGAACAATTCTTGAAGCATCAAGACCTATCACTTTTGGGTAAACAGCGCCATCTGTTCTTTCTGTCACCATACTTCTGATTAAGGAGAAATAACTATTGTTCGTTGAGGGGGTCAAAGGCACCACTGCCCCCTTAACGGTATATGTCACCTCCTGGATTTCCAACTGTGCCACTTCTACCGTACCGGTGCCGTCAACCAACCTGCATACATCCATAGTCATGTAAGGATACTGGTCGTCAGATATTAAAGGCATGTTTTTGGGGATTACCGCTGGGGCATCTTCACTTGTGGCGGTGATCTCAATCATCCCCGATGACGGTGTTGGCTTGGTACCAACGTAACTATTCGTTTCTGCCGCTGCCAGGATAGAAGAACGCCGCGTCGCGGTCGATATAAAGCCTTCAGCCAGCGCCGCATCGGCATACTGAAAGCACCTGTAGACAATCTGGGTAATAAACAATGTCAGCATCGAGACAAATTGAGAGCCGACAAACTTCGACCAGAATGAATCTTTCTCGACAAGCTCTTCAAACTCTGCACGAATACTGTCTTTAGTAGGTGTTGTTTTACTCATAGCACCACGTCCTGTGTGATAGTTATATCCCTGATACGAATGGATATTTTCAACTTATCAAAAGCATCTCCCTCGGCTACTGACAAGCCAGAAATCGGTATGTCGGGTAAATCTACCGTCAGTTTTTGCAAAAGCATTGCCTCAACCGCAATTTGAACATGCGACAAGTTGGTCGGTTCGTGTTTAAACTGCGGTAAAACATTGCCCCATGACGGATCTCCGTATACCTCACCCTGATAAGTGTTTAGCCACTCATATAAACGAGCGCCCCAGGCCTCCTCCTGGGACTCATACGTTTTTACGCCGGATAACTCCAGCGTCAGCAAAGGATCAATTTCGTTATTGTTGGCCATCAATCAACTCTCGCGTAGTCATTCATCAACGGATCATCAATTGACAGTGGTACCGTGCGCATAACGCCCGGCTGAGGCGTGCTGACCTTTACGACAGTTCCCTGGCCTTTCGCCGAGTCTTTGGTGTGCTCTTCAATCCTGGCAAGCAATGAGGTCATCTGCGCAAACAGCCGCTTCGTTTCACCATCAAGTGAAACGGTATTATCAGCCAACTGCATTGTCGGCTTGGCACCGGAGCCGCCAAGGTCACTAATAACCTGTCCGTCTATCTGCATACGACCGGTTGGTTGCTGCAAATCGTTGGCGGCAGTCGTCACCTGGGACGTGGAGGCTGGTTCAGGCGCATTATTTTTCCGCATCCCCGGCGAGTTGCGGAGTTTATCGAATAGTCCATCAATCCCCATTTGTGCGCCGAGTTGGTCAAAGTAACTTGAGTTGCTGGCCACCGGACGCGCCTCTTCAACTGGCATCGGAGTATCAACATACACATTGCCAGCTGCTGTTGCGGTCCCCTTCCCTCGTGCACGTTCTTCGAGCGTTCCCTGAACGACTTCCCGACGCATATCAGCCCTCTCACTTCAACATGGATGAGAAAAGAACAATTCCCGGGATAATTGCCCTTGTTGCGCTCATTTTCTCTTCCAGATCCAGCTTTCGCTGATACAGCGTGTTCTCGTCGGATAAATTGCTGGCATCTAGTTTCCCCGCGATAGATATTCTTCGCAGGCGATCTGTGTTAGGTATCGCGATTAACACTTCCAGATAGTCAGAAAGTAACCCAATGATTTCAGGTGGCACTTCCCCATTATCCAGATCCATATCACGTAAATTAGCCAGATATGACACATTCAGCGGGTATACCGCTCGATGAGTATCTTCAAGCTCGATATTCCCATCGTAAACATCGGAGTAGACAAGATCGCCGGTGTGATCTGTAACCGATACGAGCGCAAGAAAATCAGCTGGGCAAGCAAGTGATTTACTGGCCTGATCGGTGAAGCGTATCCGCTTGATGTGCCCCGCCCTATCCTGGTAGGTTCCCAATGCTTTTCTTATCAGGGATTCCAGTAAAGCAGGTTCATCCGCAATCAAAGGTGTGAAGCGGGATTTGACGTCTTCGAGTAATTGTCGTGGTGTCATTGAAACCTCGTAGAATCTGGTGTGTTACCCGATTCTACGAGTAGTCATTTGTGACAGGTCATTTTGCGCGCTTCAGGCAGCCATCTTCAGGTGCCGCGTTGAAAAGCTCTGCGGCCTTACGTAGCGTAAATGTTGCGATTTTTTTTCCGTCTACGTATGCATCGAATGTTTTAACTTCCATATCAGGGGTATCTGACCAAAAACCATACCAGTAACTATCACCCACAGAGGAACCGATAGAACTGATAGGATATTCATCATCACCAACTTTCAGCGTTATTTGTTCTTTTTTAGCATCAAATGACTCACCGCCAGGTTCTGTTTTCATGAGAGTGAGTAGTCGTGTTCCTACTTGATTGGGATCCGTATTATTAAATCCAACATCGCACTCAAATGTAAGCGTATAATTATCTTTGCTGGAAACAGCATAAGAGCGAACGCCATGAGTCTCGCTGGTGGACCATTTGCTTACATTTGCCATTGATGAAAACGGAGTAAGCAAAGCAAGAATTAGAAAATATCGTTTGATGCGCATTAATTTATCTCCTTTGGATATTAATATTTTAATTAGTTAACCACCATATATTCACC